TCAGTGCGTCAACAGCTCATCCTGGTCAAGGAGCAAACGAAGTTGCGCTTCACCACGGAGCTTCATTTCCTCGATGGCCAATCTGGATTTTTCCATCCGGCGCAGGGCTAATCCTCGACCATGGTAACTGCCATAGTTGGCTGAACGGAGTGCACGGGTGGAGTGATCGTTGATCCGACGATCCAACTCGTCACGTTTACGGGTCATACCCTCCATCCAGTTGAACGCATTGATGAACGCCTCTTTGAATGCACCAGCTCTGGCTCCTGTAAAGCCCATGATGAGGAACATGCAGCCGTCACGAGTGAGCAGGTATTCTGGCACCTCTTTAGTGCCGCCCCCAGGTAATTGCTGAAGGTAAACTGCTTTCTCAAAATTAAGGGTTCGAAACTTGGCGCTGCATTGCAGGTTAGTGATTGCTTGCATGACGTTATCATGGCGCTTTCCGAACATGTCCGCGATGATACGCGAGTTGGTCACGATCTGATCGCCTTTGACCGAAACCAAAGCGCGGCACATGCCCTCGTCCAGTTGGTCTTCCATAGTATTCTGTTCGACTTCAAACATGATGGATCCCTTCTAGTTGTAAGAGAGCCAAGTAGAGAATACGCCAGTGCTTGAGGCGCATAACCACAAGGCTATCGTCCGTTGTCATTCGATTGCGCCGGTTGATAACCACCGGTACTTCCGGCCCGCCACTTCTGGCCAAGCTGCGCTCTGCTTGGGCCATGGCCTCCAAGAAGTTGAGGCGCTCAACGCGCTTCGCCTCCACATGAATGAGGGGCGTTCCCACAAGGTCGGCCCCTCCAGTCATTCGTTCGTTCACACCACCGCCACCGCCCGACAATGGCGCTCGGTATGCGCTGTCCCGTCCGTATACCTGGGAGTTGAACCACTCGGCCAACTCCCGCTCGAACTTCGCGCCTTTCTCCTTACACCCTCGGCCCTTCATAGCGCCTCCAAAACGGCAAGAACGTCACGATGCTGCATCCCTTGATCACGAACACTCCAGCATTGTTCGCCGCCACTATGCCCCACATCTTGCGCACATCCCGTTGGGGCTGGGTCTCACAAAACCGTTGAGGTTCAGACCGGCGCATGAACAACGCCCCTACCCGCCTCAGTTGTCCCTTACTCGCTCGCTTGCCCCCCAAGAGATTGGCGATCAACTCCTCCTGCTCTTTGGCCCGCAAGCGCCAACGGTCAATCGCGTGCTTGGTAACGAGCAAGTGGCCCCACGGGGTCAGGACACCACGGGGTACTGATGCTGACTCAGTTGTTTGATGACGATGGCCCGAGCTTCTTGGCACATAAACGCCACTGCGGTTGAGCACTTCACCAGACGAGGGTTCACCTTCTTCCCTGTCGGCCCAACTGCTGGGGGCAAACTGAACAGGATGATGTCGATAAGCTGGCGCAGCTTGATCAACTCCGGCAGGCGTGTCTCGGGACTCAGATTGGCCAAGGCAATCAGCATTTCCCTGATAAGTGGGGACTCCTGCAACTGCGCAATTTCCGTGGGGATCTGGCTCGCATTGCTCAGACATTGGGTAACTCCTACGGGCTGGGTCATTTGAGATCCTCGGTTAAGGCAAGAAACGTCTGACAAAACGCGGCCATACGCGGGGCTGGGCTATGTAACTCACGGTGGTACTGAACAGCCAAGGCAATGAGTGGCCCTATGCGCTCGTTACCCTTGATGTTGCGCAAGATGATCTTGCGTTGGTCTGGCAGGCCAAGGATGACCTTGTGCGGGAACTCCCTTTCATAACGGCTGCCGTCATGGTCAAGAGTCAGCTGTTCCACACAGGGCAGATACTTGCCACCGCGATTGCGTTCCTCGCGCCGTCCGGCAGCCAAGGCAACCTTGTCAGAACTGAACACACCCACCACGTAGCTATGTGCCTCTCGGTCGCCCCAGCGGTACATGGTGGTCACAAACACATCACTCATTTTCTGTCTCCCATTCCTCTGGCTCACACCGTTCGCAGCCAGGGTGGTCAGGGTCTCGGCATGATGGATGCCGGATCAGTTGGACTTGATAGAAGGCCCGCTTTCTTCGGCACTCTTCCCACTCGGCTGCATCTTCCATAGCCCCGTCTCCCGCAGGAACTGAACACGCTTGGTGGTCAACCCCAGTTTCTGCGCGACCATGCCTGTACTCTGCGGGCCTTCGAGTAACGCGGCTTCTTCGGGGGTGAAGTAACGGGTAGGCACGTTCTTGCGGCCCTTGCCCAACCCCAACTCACGGGCACGCTTTGCACTGGTGCCAAGGGGGATCGACAAGAGCTGGTCGATTTGCGCATAGGAGTACCCCTCAGCAAGACAACGAGTGAGGGTACAATCAGCATCCTCGCTCCATGACGCGGCACGATGCAGGGATGGGCGGTAAGCCAAATGGAGGCTTTGCGCCAACCGCTTCCAATGTTCGAGGGTGCGACTCATGCCGGGATCTCCTGCATGGTGGCCACTGGCACGGACATGACGGGCATCATCATGCCAAGGGGGTGGTGCGGCAGGATGGGGAGCTTCGCCTTGACGAGATTGGCGAAGAACTCATAGCGCAAGGTGGAACCAAGATTGGCGACCAGGATGCAATGCTTGAGGGACACACCACTGATGCCGTGCGCGTGTTCCAGGGTAGCCAAGTCGAGGGCAATGACTTCCTCGCTGGGCTCCACGTAGTACACGAACAGATCGACACCCCCTCCCTCATTCACACCCGCGAAGTGAAACGGGTGACGCTCGGCCAGAACGGTCAGCGTCACCTCAAAGAACCGTTCTACGGCGCTTCTGGCTTGCTGTTTCAACATAACAATCCCTATTAGTTATCCCGTTGTTTCAACGATCTCGCGCACTTGTCACAGATGAATTGCCACTTCGGGCGCTTCACCCCTTTCTTGCAAAGCAGACAAGGACGAGTCCAATGGTTGACCTTGAGTGGCGCGACAAACTTCGCCCCCTCAAAGTGGCGGATGCCCTCGCGCACCAAGATCCTTTTGAGCGTGTCTACGCACACGCCAATACGCTCGGCCTGAGCAACAAGGCTCTCATCAGGTGATGAACGCAGCCACGTCAGCTGGTCATCGCTTAGCTTGGTTTTCTTTGGCATCGACACCTCCATCCTCAAGGCATCAAAAACATACCACACGACACACCCAAATCAACGACAACAGACAACCAAAAGAATCTACTTGATGTGTATCGCGTTTACCAAGAAAGCCAGACACACACCAAAGACAACAAACAGACCAAATCACCTTGGTTTTCAGTCAAAAAAATGCTACCCTCAATTCACTTCTTAGATCCCCTTAGATCTCTGCACGCCCCTCTGCGTTTGCTTCGCACGCAGGGGCGGATTAAATGTCCATAGAGACCGGCCAGAAGCCTAAGATTGCTTGAACTTTCAAACCTTTAAGAGGTTTAAAAGTTTAAGAGGGACGGGAAAAGTGAATTGGAAAAAGGGGGGCCGCATGTCCAACGAACAGACACTGGAAGAACGCCGCAAGCATGTACTCGAAACCTATCCTGACATTGCCGAACTAATCCGACTCGCCCGACAGTATTTCGGTGACTCGACTGAGATTGTAGTGAGTCTGGATGAACCCAAAAAGTAAGGGGCCTACTGGCCCCTTTCTTATTCCTCTATCCCCAACATCGTGTTCACCGTTCGCAGCGACAGCCCCAGCATTCGGGCCGTGTCCTCGGGCGTGTTCCCATCGTGCATCAGCCGGTACACGTTGAAGCGGGGTGAGCTGCTCGTCACGATGTACTCGCGCCCGTCAAAGTCACTGCGGGCCAAACCCACAAGCATAGGCCCCTGCATGTACTCATCCGTCATGTTGCGGGTCTTGCCATAGGTCAACTCACACACGAACTTGAGTCGCGTATGCGGCGGTTTAAGCGCGTTGAGCGCCTCCCACACGTTCGTGCTGAATGAGTCAGCAGCCTTGCCGCCCTTCTCTTTGGCCATCTTCGCATCTTCAAAGACCTGGGTGACGCGGATCTGCGTCTCGGTTACGGTCAGCTGGTTAGAACTCCCCGCCTCACGCCCGAGCCCAAACTGGGTGGGCTTGTTCGCGTGGTGCAGCCAGATGACTGCAAAGCCTGCGCTGCGCAATTTGGTGAGCAACAGGTTGAAGGGTGCCCATGCTGCGGCATCGTTCTCTTCCAGACCGCCCATGGCCGAGCGCACCGTGTCGATAACCACCACGTCCGGCATGACCGCCCTCACCCACTTGGCGAACTCGGTCACGCCCTCCATGCTGGTCAGGTTGAAGTCACCCAACGGCGGCAGCCACAGGTTGAAGTTGCCATGCGTCCGGCCATAGCTATCACGCATTGTCTCGATGTGATTCACCAGCGTATGTGGGGAGTTTTCCCAGTCGAAGTACAGCACCTTGGCCGGTAGCTCGATCTGGAACAGCCGCCCGAAGTCTCGACCCACGCACAGGTGATAGAGGATCCGGTAGAGCATGGTCGATTTGCCGTGACCGGTGTAGCCATAGACTTGAGTGATCGACCCCTTCGTGAGCCAAGGCCGGATCAGGTATTGCAGCTCCTTGGTCTTGGCCTTCATCAGCTCAAGGTCATCGTCAGTCAGTGGCCGGTATGGCTCGCGCACCAACTCGATGTTGGTGCTCTCCGGCTCCACGTCAGAGAGGTCGAGGTCGAAATCATCCGGCTTCTCTGCGGGTGGCAAGTAGATGTAATTGCCCTGCGCATCAAATCGCTCGGGGTGATTACGCCGCTCCAGACTCCACGCGCTTTTCAGGCTGGCTCGGTAGTAATACTCGTCCAGCGGCTCTTCAAAAAAGGTCTCCATGAAGCGGCGGCCCTCGGCCTCCAACGCTTCACCACGCAATCCCTTGAGGATGCACTGGCAGAGATACTTGAACACCCGATCATTGCGACCGTTCCCTGCGCCGGTCGGCAACTTGCCGTGAGGGTACTTGCGCTGGGCATAGGCGGCGGTCTCTGTCCATACATCCACCCGATGGCCAAGAGGCTGCACGCCTCTGAGATCCAGCAGCCCCTTGTACTCCTGCTTGCCAACCTTGTACTCCCACGCAGGCCACTCGCTTTGGTCGGCAAAGTCAACGTGCGGCTGTAGCTGCCACACCAAGTCCGGCGAGTTAGAGGACGGCACCCGCACATATCCCCCATCCCCGCGCAAGTCGAGCCCATCCACCGCGTACCAGTGTTCCCCAGGATTGCCGCCTTGGTGGTTCGATACCCGCCCCCCTGGGTGGCGGAAGTATTGATGGACGCCCCGCTTGGTTTTCACCTTCACGGGTGAGTCATACCCCAGCTCGGTCACGAACTGGATCGCCTCGTCATTGTCACAGTCCAGCACCACAAGGCCCGACTGCTCGCCCGTGATTAACCCCAACTGCGCATCAGGGAACTTGCTGGCCCAGAACGCCAACGTTTCTTCACTGGGCAGCTCAGTTTGAAAAGCCCGCCATTTGATGGCGGGCCTTTTGTCGATCAGTGGGATAACGGCCCAACCCCGATCACGATACTCAAGGGCCTCGTCTAGCCAACTCATTGATGGCCCTCACCCATGTCGGTCGGAATGGGTTTGAAATACTTGTCGAACTTCACCTGCGGCCACTGGGTTTTGATCTCAACCCACCGTTTGGATGGTAGCCGTCCATCCTTGCGCCACGCCCACAGATACTCCCGTGGGATGTTCAACGCCCGTGCAACATGCATGACCCCACCCAAGTCCACGATCAACTGATCTACATCGAAATAGAACCTAACGCTCATAGCACCCACCTCCAAATCACCACGCACACATCAAGACACCTTGATGCTGGGTTATGATTACGCTACAACAACCACCCGATACACATCAAATGGTTTTGCAAAACACAACCAAGGGGTGGTTATGAGAAAGGACGCAGTGCAACCGGATGCGGTTCGTTTGACATCCAAGGAAGTGGATCAGCTGGTCAATTACTTCGAGCTGCTGGAAGAGAAAGAGGCGGCGCTCAACGAAGAGATTGCACTGATGAAGGCCAAGATTGGCGCGGCTTTACGTGCAGAGAATGGCGAGTTGCACCCAGGCGAATACGTGCTCAAGGGTGAGACGTACATGCTGGACGTGCAGGTTGGTGAGGTCTGGAGTTGGGACTCTGCCAAGCTGATGCAGCTCGCGGAGGTGTACCCGAGCAAACACCTAAAGGTGTCTGCGCGGATCGATAAGGCGAAGTTCCAACAATTGCCGGACGACTTGAAGCTCAAGTTCCACGATGCGCTCACCGTCAAGACAGGGAAGATCAAGTACACCGTGCGAGGTGGCTGATCATGTTCACCTTCAAGACCAGCGCGGTCAGCGTTGCCCGTCAGAAAACATTGCTCTACGCGATGCCTGGGTGGGGTAAGACCACCCAATGCAAGAACTTCCAAACACGGTACGGCAAGGGGTTAATCATCTCCGGCGAGAGCGGCCTGTCTGCTATCGCGGATTGTGACATCGACTACCTGCCGTTCAGCTCCTACAACGGCGAGCACGATCTGGCTAAGGGCGTCTGCTCCTTTGTCGGCATCCTGCAAATGATCGACTCCCCCGAGTTTGCCAAGGCGGGGTTCCAGTGGATCGCCCTCGACTCGCTCACCGAGTTGAGTGACCGCCTGATTGAGTACCTCGAACACAAGCACGAAGGCGAGAAGAACCGCTTCGCCATCTGGGGTGACTACGCCCGCTACATGCTGGCCGCCCTCAAGTGGCTGCGTGACAAGCCCTATCACATCCTCGTGACCGCCCTCGTTGAAGAGGACACCGAAGGGGATGAACTGAACGGGCCAATCGTTACCCACTTCTGGCCGTTGGTCAAAGGCAACCGCGTGAGTCGGCAGATCCCAGGGATCTTCGACAACGTGTTCGCGGGTCTGCGCATCGTGACCGACAACCCCGAGGACAAGACCACCCCCATTATCCGCCGCTTCGTCATCACCGACGAGGTGCGTGGTTATCACGGTAAGACCCGTGACCCCAAAAGAATGCTCAAGGCCATCGAAGAGTGTGACGACATCACCCTCCTGCTTGAGCGCATCCGTACCGGCAATAAGGAAATCCAACCATGACCCAACCGTGGCAAGGCTTTGCAGCCCTGAACCTGTCCGATGTTGAAGAAGAACAAGGCGGACGCACCCTGCAAGTCGGGGATCACATCTGTCGTATCACCTCTGCCAAGCTGGAGAAAACCGCCAGCGGCAAGGGCATGAAACTGCTTGTGCAGTTTGACGGCATCAACGGCGGCGGTTACGTGCGTGACGTGATCAACGTGTTCAACCCGTCAGCCCAAGCAACCGACATCGGTCGCAAGCGTCTCAAGCATCTGCTGATCCAAGCGGGCCATCCGACCCCTGATAACCCACGCGATGTCAGCACCATGGTCGGGCTGATTGTCGGCGTCCATGTGGTCAAGGGGGAGGACTGGAAAGACGAGACCGGACAGACCCGCTCCGGTGGTGGTGAGCCGCGCAACTTCTCTCCGTACTTCAAGGCCGAGGGGGCCATGGCACCCGCGCCAAGTCAGCCAAGTACGCCTAGCTGGTCAGACGATATTCCCTTCTGATCCGCCCTGTACGGGAGGCCATGAGCCTCCCGTCTTTGGAGTGAGTATGAGTTCGCTGATTTTGAAGATTGATGAGGCTTACATGAAAGAGCCGGTGCAGGCACCGCGCCGCTACATCGGGGCCAGTTCGCTTGGGGAATGTGAAGCCGAGATCGCCTATTGCCTGCGCGGCTTTCCTGGGGAGCAGCCAAGGCCACAGATTGCCCGCATCTTCAAGCTGGGTCATGTGCTTGAAGATATGGTGCTGGCCGACCTGAAACTGGCTGGCTACACCGTCTATCCGGTTGACCCTGCCACGGGGCAGCAGTGGACTTACAAAGCGTTTGGTGACCATGTGGTCTGCCACCTTGACGGCATTGTGTGGCTGGAGCCTATGCCGGAGTGGGACATCCCGAGAGCCAAGGCTGTGTTGGAAGTTAAGAGCATGAACAAATCCATGTTCGCCAAGCTCCAGCGTGAGGGCGTGAGAAACTGCCACCCCAAGTATTACAACCAGATGCAGGCTTGCATGATGTTGGCCGGTCTGGAGTGGGCCATGCTGGTTGCCTACTGCAAAGACAACTCGGACTACCACATTGAGATTGTGAAGATTGACCAGATCACGGTCTCCCATCTTGAAGTCATGACCCATCGCGCCCTGACCAATCAGGCTCGCCGGATCTCCGACACTCCGGTGTTCTTCAAGTGCAAGTTTTGTTTCAAGCGCAGCGTGTGCCACGGCGATACCGAGGTGCCCCGCTGTTGTGCAACTTGCCAACATGCCTTGGCCCACAAGTCGGGTGGTTGGGAGTGTACGTTGAGCAACGAAGTGAACCATGCCGACGACATCTGCCACGGCTATGAACGCTACAAGGCGCTACCGGTCGGATAAAACAAAGCCCCTCAACTGAGGGGCTTTTTGTTAGAACGTGGTATCGAACTTGGCTTTGAACTTGGCATCGAATCCGCCACCGCTGCCACCGCTGTCCTGCTTCTGTCCGGCCACATTGTCGATCACGCCTTCCCGCAAGTTGGCATTGCGCCCAACTACCGGCACCCTGCCCAAGAAGGCGCGGGCCCCCTCCCGCTCCTTGCTGTTGCTATCCTGCTGGTCAACCAAGCCAGCGGCCACCTTCATGATGTCGGTGCCAAGGCTGTAGGTTGGGCCAAGCAGAGTGGCGGCCACGCGCTCACGACCGTAAGCACCGTTGTCCAACTGCTCGGTGGTGGCGCTCAGTACGTCAGCCAGGATCCCCAGTGCTCCCGCTTGCAGCACGGATTGCGTCAGCCACTCACCCGCATCTCGGTCGCGGATCCCCATGGAACGCTGGTCATCACCGCCCCGTGCGAACATCACATCCTTGACGGCCAAGGAGGCAGCGCCCGCCGCTGGCAGTGCGGTCAGGAAAGCGATCCTGCTGTTGACCCCACCGGTTGTCATGACCCGCTTGGCCATCCGGCCCATCATGGTCGGGAAGGTTTTGAACTGGAAGATCAGGGAACCGACCGGCGACTTGGCCCACAGCGGGATGTCGTTCGGGTTCGGGGCAAACACAGCTTCGTTGGTGAAGCGCAGCACCGCTTGGCGTACCTTCGGATCATTCATCACTTCGGGGCTGGAGAGGTCGCCCGCCTGAATGTAACCGGCCAAGCCATAGCGGCGCAGGAACTGCACTGCATGTTTGCGGCCCGCGTCTCCGGTGCGACTGGAGAGCGCACGGCGCTGCTCGGCTTTGAAGGTTTCCATAGCGACCGACCCCGCAATCCCGCGCCACATGTCTGTCCATGGGGTCAGCAGAGTCGCGTTGAAGAAAGCGTTGGTCAGCTTGCTGGAGTCCTGCCCGTAGAGGTTGGCCATCCGGCTATGCACCAAGTTCTCCATCGCCACGCCAATGTTGCGCATTGCCACCCGATACTCGGGGTCACGGGCGTAGTGGGCAATCCCCTTCACGTAGGCTTTGAAGTCGCCGGAGTTGACCAGCGGCATCACCGCATCAGAGAGAGACGAGAGCACGGTTGCGCCCAGCAGGGTGATCGAGTTGAACGAGCGCAAGCCATGGCTGACCGTGTTCTTCCACTTGAATCCTGGGGTGTGGCGGAACGGGTTCTTACCCTCGACTGACTCGAACATGCCCACCATGTTCTTGCGCACGTTCTCGGGGATCTGGTTGCGCTTGCCGTCTGTCTCGGCCAAGGCTTCCACGATGGCGCGGATCCGGCGCTCCATGTTGGGGCTGTCGTCACGTTGCTTGAGATAGCGCACCGCGTTTTCCTTACCGTCCCGCTTGATGATGGTCTTGGTCTCATTGAGTACCTGCCACGCCTCGTCACGGTTCGTTACCAGCGGCTTGAACAGCGGGTAACTCAGCTCGCCACTGTCACCGATGATGTTCTTAACCGGCTGGGTTTTGGTCTTGCCTGCGGTCAGCAACTCGAATGCACCATTGTCCCCATCGACCAGCACTTGCATGAAGTCGTGGAAGGCATGGTTGCCTTGGCCAAACTGTTCATGGAACAGACGGCGGCGGGTAGTGCCTTGGAAGTATTTGACCATGATGCCTTCAAGGTCGCTTTGCAGGAACTCGCCAACCTTGCCCGCGCCCATGTGGCCAGGGTGTTCATGCAGACGCAGTACCCGCATGGCGTCAACATGCTCGGACGCCGTACCCTTGAGGGTACTGGCCGGACTGTAAACCCCATCGTTACCAATCAGGTTGTCATAGATGGCTGCGGCACGGTACAGCGCATCGCTCTGCGGCAGGTCGCCCATCTCTGCCCGATGGCTATCCATCAGGAAGTTGGCAAGGCGGGTAATGAACTCGTCCTTGTGGGTCTCAATCTTCTCGATGTCCCACACCTGCGGGAAGTAGTTGCGGATCCCGCCATCCTGACCGGCCAACTGGGTATCGACCAACAGCTTCCACTCGCGGGCGAAGGTGTCACGGATCATGGTGAACACCTTGGCCTCTTCCGGTTTGAGGCCGGTACTGTCGCCCATTCGCAGCGCCTGCACCACACGGGTGAAGCTGGCAGGCTGGCTGGTATTCGGGCGCAGCGCGTTGAGGGCGCGACCAAAGAAGGACTCATTACCGTCCAGCTTCTTGAGCTGCTCAATGACTGGCATCAGTTGCGCACCCATCTCGCTGTCGAGACGCTCGAAGATACCGGCTCCCTCTTCGGGTTTGATCCAGTCGGCTACCCACTTGGCCTTGTTGGCCCGCATGTAGACGGACAACTCACTGAACAGCTCCTTGAACTGGAACGGCTTGAGAGCCTGCTCGTCCGCCTTGCTCATCTTACGGCCCTTGGCAGCAGCAACCAGCGCATCACCCACGCGGCGCGGCAGTCCCTGATCTTCCATGGCCGCCACAATCTCCGGCAGGTTCACCGGCTCCCCAGTGACCAAGGCCGCGTTGGCATGGCGCATCGGGTTGCCTTCCACGTTGAATCGCTCGCTGCCGGCGGTCGGTTCAAAGTCGTCCATCATGGCGCGGATGTCGCTGGGATTGAACACGGCCATACGGGTCTCGTCACCCTTGCCAATCATCGCTGAATCAAAGCCCATGCCACTGAGGAACTCACGCAGCACGTCACCCTTGCGGGCGCGAAGGCTGGGCTCTTTGGCAATCCACGCCTCCATGCTGGCCACAAACTCGGGGCCGCTCTGGGTGCGCACAATCGCGTCAGCCAAGTTGGAGAGCGAGGAATGACTCAGACCAAGGCGCTCGGCCATGTCGATGATACCGCCGACCAACGGGCTGTTACCGTCCACGACTGCATCGCCGGTCAGGTCGATAGTGTGCTTGGCGCGGGTCACGATTACCTGCACGTTGGGAGCCTTCACACCCAAGGCGTCAAAGCGATCCAGCCACTCGGCTTCACTGGTGAGCAGGTTGCTCAGCTTGTCACCGGCACGGTCAATCGCCTCAACATCGTTGGGGTCGATCATCTCCATGCTGCGGCGATGGTCAGCAATCGCATTGCGCACACCGGCCAAGGCATGAGCGTACTCGCGGGCGACTTCGCCTACCTCGGGAGCCAAGTTGGCGAACTCGGAATCGGCATCCACGCCCAAGGTGCTCGGACGGTCAGTGGTGTAGAAGGCACGACCCAACGGGCCAGCCTTGGCACCGGCTGCCTCGCTGCTCTTGACGTAGAGCGGACGGATCGGGCCGCCGACCCAGCGGGCCATCCCGACCTTGGCATGGATGTCGAGACTATCCAGGTAGTCATAGGCGTGGAGCTGGGCCACTGCCGCGCCCACACCTTCCTTGTTCAGTTGGGCCAAGGTGCGCACGGTGTCAGGTTGCAGCGGGTCGCCGTAAACGCCAAGCCAACGGTACTTCTGGTAGATCTCGGGGCGGTCGATGGTGCCGCGCAGGACGTAAGCAATCGACTCGGCAAACTCGCCCATCGCTTCGTTGAACTTGCCAGCGGTGAACACATCCACCTTGGCGGTCAGTGCGTCCAGTCCCTTCTGGCCAGAGGCCACTACCTTCCACTGGTTGGCGAACCACTGGGTCACGTTGCCGGTTTCACCAAGGCTGTTGAACACCTTGTTGATGGCGGCGTTGTCCACGTCATTGTTGATCGCTCGGGCCACCATTTGTCCAAGGTTGGACAATGCCCCCTCATAGTCGCCGTCTTTACGCAGTGCAGTCAGGTCACGGCGCAAGGCAGAACGCAGCGCCTTGAACGATTCATCACCACTGCTGGCAATGTTGGCGGCTGGGCTATGGGCCACACCAGCCAAGTTATCGAGCGCAGTCGCAGGCAGGTTGCGCGTCACCTTGTCAGTCAGGGCCAACAGGCGATAGGTCACGGTGCGCATGTCGTGGGCAATCTGCGGATCGCGGTGGGTCATGTCCATCTGGATGGAGCGGATGTTGGCGGGGGCGCTCGGCATGATGCCGGTCTCGGCTACCCCTCGGCTATCCTCCAGCTCGCGGGCGACCGCTTTGGTGGCGACCTTGCCCGAGAACTTGGGCTTGAGCATCTGATAGACCTCACCCTCAAGGATCTCGGAGCCGAACATGGCACGGCCCAAACCGGCTTTGGAGCCCGCTACCTTGGCCGCTGCTCGCTGGGCAAACACCCACTCAACCTGATCCAGGGTCTCCTTGTCGGCGGCCTTGAGGGCGTTGAGGTACTGCTCGCGCAGCTCGCTGCGGGTGGCGCGATACTGGGCCATGGTGATCTCGACCCGCTTCTTGCCGACCATGCTCTTGGTCATTCGGGCGCGGCGGATCATCTCGTCCGCCATCGCTTCATGATCTTTCCCGATCTCTTCCGGCTTGGCCTCAACCACTTTCTCAACCAGCTCGGCAATCGGGGCTTGTTTGGGAGACGGGGCGATCTCTGCGGCCTGCGGTGCCACCGGCACATTGGCGGCCCGCGCCGGTTTCTCGACAATCTCTTTGGCCTTGTTGGCGGCACCGGCAGTCTTGACCACCCGTTCCCGCTTCTTCCTCTGAACCTGCTGCACGGTCTCTTTCATGACCTCTTGTGCGGGCTCACTCTTGACCAGCAGGGATTTCACCTGCTCGACCAGTGCCGGATCAACCTTGGCCTCGGCCACCGGTTCGGTGGCTTGACCCAGCACCTGCTTGGCCTGCTCGGCAACGGCGACCTCTTCCGGCACCGGCTCAGGCAGCGCGGCAATCGGGGTGGCCTGCGGGGCTTCGGGCTTCGCTTTGACGGCGTGGCGGGCCTTCTGGGCCAAGGCATAGTTCCATGCTGTCTGGCTGGTCGGCATCGCATCGCGGCCCACCCAGAGCCCATGCTCGGCCAAGATGGCATCGCGCAGCCCCTGCTTCATGATGGCCACGGCATAGGGTACGGACGATGGATGGTTCGGGTTGAACAGCACATCACGCACGAAGAGGGCCGGATCGTGGTTGCCGGTTTTCTTCACGTAGTCGAGATAGGTCTCGCCGGTCATGGTGCCGGATTGCTCGAAGGCTTCCGGTGAATCACGCAGCGTACCCAGCTCGTTGATGATGGTGTGTGCCCGTTGCTGGCTATCCTTCGCAAAGCGCAGGTTGGCCAGTTGCTTGCCTTCCTTGTTCTTGAAGGTGAATACGTTGCGCATGTTAAACAGCGCCATGCCAAGCTGGCTGTCCTGGCCAACGTGGGACGGCCACTGGTCAGGGTCGAGCGCCAGATCATCGAACACCAGATCGAACTGCTCCAGCTCGGCCAAGGCTTTGGCTCGAATCGCCAAGCTCTCCTTGCTGCCCTTGGCCTTCACCTGATCCACCTGCTTGAGCAGTGCCTCGGCATTGTCGAATACCTTGCCGTCAGGCAGGCCAAGGCGCTGAATGATCTGCTCATTGTCCGGCAGGATGCGGGCGAACAGCTCGTTAAGCTGCGGATCTTCTTTCAGTGCAGCGTCCGGCTTGCGCTTGAGTACCAAGCGGTCGAACACAGCGCGAACCTTCTCGGCCATCGAGACCCAGAAGGATTGATCCAGTGCAGCCGGTGCGCGGTTGGTTGCGGCCCAGCTTGCCCCGACCTCGGCAAAGATCTCATTGAGGCCGGTCTCAACGTTGGTGCTCAATCCCGTGCCGGTGCTCGGCAGCAAGTCACCGATTGTCCCGTTCTCAAGATGGCCACGCACGGCATTGACGAACAGGCGGCGCTCGCTCGGGTTGAGGATGTTCGCATAGCCCCAGTGCATCAGCTCATGCAGCAGCGCATAGGGACGTGGGCGAGCGTTCGGGGTGTCATGGTCGGGCAGGCTGACGCTGTTGAAGCCTTCCCCATTTTTGTAGGCGGTGTAGCTGGGAGCGCCTGCGGTGCGCTCGATGTTAGGCACCTTGCCATCAGGGTGAGCAATGGCGACACGGTTCAAGATGTCCCAAGTCATCTTGGTGGTCTTGTGGTCGTAGTCAGCCATCAGCTCATTGAGGGTACGCAGCGCCTTGACTCGCTCACTGTTGGGCAGCAGCAGGCCACGCGGGTAGATGCGTTCCTCCATGGCCAACACCTGATCCATCTTGTCCAGCATGGCGCTGGCAACCTGGGGCTCACCCCATGGGATCGCGTTATCCAGTGTGGCGCGGGTCAGATAGAGCCCCTCAACACTCATGTCCTCATTGCCCAGCAACGCCCGTTCGGTCAGGGTCTGTTGCAGATCCGCCATGATGCGGTCAAAGGCTGGCTGGCCAGTCGGCTTAAAGAACTCCGGTTCCCACTCTTTGGCCAAGGGGAAACGCTTGGTGCGGGCATTGTCCCAAGTGTCGATAGTGGCACCGGCCATATGCTCCAGCTTGGGCACCTTGCTCGGGCTGGCGTTCGGCTGCCACGTCATGTCAGCCAACTGGCGCGGGGTAATCACGCGACCGCTGCGGGCCTTCTCATAGGGCAGGCTGGTATTGGTCGAGAGCCACGCCACATCCCATTCGCTCGGGTCTGCCTTGCCAAGCAGGTTGCGGGCGGTCAGGGTACGCTTGCCCGCTTGTGCTTGCTGCATCTGGACACTGGAGACAAGGCGGACGGTGTGCTTGCCCTTCTCGGGTGTTTTCTTCACCAGAGCCAAGGCAAAGCCGCTCGGTGCCTTCATGGCGTCCGAGTCGAGATTGGGCATGTCGGGGGTGTTGGTGTCAGTGGTAGCGATTTCCACGATGCGCTTGGAGGTCACGTCCGGCTTGCGCCCCATCAGGATGGCGGCACTCTCGGGGGTGTCCACAAAGGCGACTTGTCCTGGCCGGTTCGGGTCAACCACGGCGAACACCTTGTCACCACGGCGGGCCTTGACCAGCTCACCACTTTGGTTGAGGTAAGTGATCCGTGTGTCGGCCACGAACGGGGTCGGCTGCTTGGTCTCAAGCACGGTTGCCTTGGCTTCCATCACGCTCGGCAGGCGCTTCATGTTCTCAAAGCGTTGGCGCTGGCGCTCGACTGTTGCCGCCTTGCGGGCCTTCTCGGCCACCACATCATCAGTGGCGAACTGGCTCTGTCGCTCCAGTGAATCGGTATTGCCTCGGATGTTCTTGCGCCCGTTCGCACCGGCCAACATCTTCTTCTCGATCTGGTTGCGGACGCTGTTGATTGTCCACTGCACTTGCAGGTTGGAATCAAGCAAGGGGTCGCCACCACGACCTGCCACCAGTTTGACCATGGCGTTGCGGGTCTCAACGTTGGCCAGCTCCTGACGGGCTTGGCGGCCATAGTGCTTGAGATCTTCATCGGTGATCTGAATGCCGTGACGCTTGGCCTCGTTGATCAACAGGGCGAACTCATGGCGCAACTCCCCCATCACCTTGTCGGTCTCGTAGCCTTGGCGAACAGCCTCGGCCCCAGCGCGGGCAGCGGCACGGGTATCCGCATCGGCAGGCTTGCCGGTGGCTCGCTCGGTATCGATCTCGTTAATCAGATCATCTTCGCTACCGGAGCCCAATTCATCGGGGTCGATGTCGGGGTCGATGTCGCGGTCAATGCTGGGGTCATAGTCACCATCGCCGTCATCCAGCATCTTGGCCACCAAACCTTTACTCTCTGCCTCGGCCTTGTTGGACTCGCGGAAGGTCTGGAGGATGGCCTCTTTGTTGGGGGCGTAGGTATCACGCTCGCCAAGGAACTGGTGGAACGGGGCTTCATCGGCTTTGCCGTCCAAGCTCACTTCATCGAGATAGTCCTCAATGGCTTGGCTGGTCATGTCCTTGACGCCGTTCTCCCGCTGGTCGGCATGGTTGGCCATCCGGTAATAGAGAGAGTCAGTGTCCAGGGTGTCAGCATCATCAATCCCGAATTGGCTCTTGGCGATACGGCGGATCAGCTTCTGGGCATCCTTCACCCCATTGATGTCCGTTCCTGCAAACTCGGGCATGGCTTGCAGGCAGGCTTTCATGGCTGGGCTAAACGGGGTGCGGCGCTCGGTGTCCTGCTCGGTGGCCGGTGCTTGCTCGTCCGGTTTGGCCTCGGGGTTGCCATCTTCCAGCACGGCTTCATCAGCCGCCTTGGCCTCGGGGGTCTCTGACCATTTGCCATCCTGGATCAGGCGCAGCTCACGTTCGGCACCATTGATACGGGCCAACAGCTCGTTGGCTTTCTTGTCATCACCTGCCGCAATGGCCGCCTCTGCTTCGGCCTGCATCTTGTCACGCTGGCCAAGGATGATCTTGCCGGAGAGACGCGAATTGCGCAGGGCAACCAGTTGGTCATACTCGGGATCTTCGGGGTTGGTGTTGGCCAAGTCCTCGTCAATGCTGGCCAAGTCCTCGTCAAACGTAGCCGCAATGCGCTCGGCCTCGGTCATCTCCGGCTCCATCACGAAGTCGGTAGAGGGCTTCACCCTCGGGCCTTGCTGGGTGGCATAAGGGCCAAGGATGTTGTCACGCATGTAGCCATCAAGCGCCTTGCGATCAATCGGCCCGAACTTGGTTTCGGTGATAGCCTTGAGCTGGTCGCGGGGGATGTCGAGGATCTGCTCGGCAGTCAGCCCCTGGCCCATCATCGCTTCAATGGATTTGTCTGCGGCTTTGACACCGGTACGGGAAGCCAGCAAGCCAACAAGGCCGCCCATGCCTGCACCGAGTACACCCGAGAGTGCCGCATTCTCACCCATTTGGGTGAGACTAACCTCATCCTGCAAGCCGAGTCGGGTGTCTCTCACCTGTTGCAGTCCACTGGTCGCGGCACCCACTCCGGCTTCAATCGCACCCTGCTGCATTGCACCATGCAACATGCCAGCTCTAACAGCTTGTGCTGTGGTCTTACCAGTGAGGCGAGCCATGTTGGCGGCAGTGGCAGACTTACCAAACGGGATCAAGTTGATGGGGTCGAGCACCAAGGCTCCCACGATGGACTTGGCGGTTTCCCAGCCGCCTACGCGGTCAATGGCACCACCATCCTCATAGAAGCTAGGCATCTTCTCATATGCGTCTTGGAGCCGCTTGGCTCGTGCTCTTTCCTCTTCATTGGCTCCATAGGCAGAAGCCGTGTCCAGCGCCATTCCTGCGCTGTTCAAGTTTGCATAGGTGCGTTCGGAGTACCACTCCTTCACCATGTCATCATCGTTCTCAAACTGCTTGCCCTGTGCCCAGAAATGGCGTCTCAAGTCATCCTTAAAGGCGGGGTCGTCAAGTGGATTACCTTGATAGGTAATTCCAGACTTCTGATTAATTGCAGTTGATTCTTCTGGGGCAATGAAGTTGGAAGGGGTATTAAATTTGATGTCCATAGTGTCACACCTATACGGGTCTAAGTTGCCGTTGCGCCCGCAGTGTGCGTGTGAGAACTGTGATCGTCGTCCCTTTTGGTTTATTGATGATCATCCTTTATGTTCTTTTCTGTTGATCGCCAACTCACTCTTATTTACTCTAGCAACCACAAACAATAAACATGGCTTGCCAAGGAACTATAAAGATGAGTGACATTCTTGCAGTGATAATGAATAAGCGCAGATTGAGAGCCGCTATTTCAGAGCTGACGTTGAACCAACTTGAATCGTTAAGCGCGATATTTGACGATGTACTCGGTACGTTGAAAAAGGATTATCTGGCGATCCAACAAGAAAAAGAGGCGCACCAACAACGTCTGCAAGACGCAATGCACAAGCTGACTGAAATGGGGATAAGTGAGTCAGACCTGATGCAATATCTTGGATATCAGGTTCCCCAACCTGAAAAGAAAGTCAGGCAACAGAGGAAAGAGGGGGCGGAGCAACACAAAGCTCGCGGGCTCACCAAAAAAGGTAAGCAGTATCACTATGTTAACAGCAAAGGCGAACCGGATGTATGGTATGGCGTTGGCCGGATGCCGGTTGTGATACGCACAGCCATCTTCAATGGAACAAAGACGCTGGAAGATTTCCTGGTAAAACAGGATGAGGCAGCAGAGGCGGTATAATCCGCCTCCTTGTCATCAGTGATATTTAGCCAACTCTTTTTTGAGTTGGCTAACTACATCAGCCAGTGCCCGCTGGTTGCTATTTTCCACGACCGGATAGCTACCTGTAAAAGCTACGCTGGCGCTACCGTTCATTAATGCGATATACGCATTCTCCAACATCCGAAGTCGTTTGGTGCTGCCTGCGTAATCGGGTTCATTCGGAATAGATAAGCCGCGAGTCCCCGAAAGAATGAGCGATAGCTTGCTGGCCTCTTCGAGTGACAATCTGCCGTCCTGACCCGCCCGATACAGCCCCTCCAGCTTCTCCTTTTGGGTGTTCTGGAGCAGCTTCATTTGCTCGGTGGGGTTAGTCGTGAGTGACTCAATCGGGAGTTGGCCCCGACTGACTTTCTGCACCTGTTCGGCCTTGGACTCCAAGGCTTTGAATGTTTCCATCAGTTGCCTGTTAAGATCCAATTCCTGTTGCGGGTTAGCAAGGAACGGGTGATTGATGCCTTGGGCTCCAACCTCTTGTTCTAACCGGAAAGTGCTATCCCACTCTCTGGCCCGACTGCCACGCTCGCGGGTTTCATTGCCAAAAGCAACCACGGCCTGTTGCAATGTAGCCAGCTCGTTTCGCAGTTGACCCACGCGAGCCAAGGGGATCTCGGCTGGCGGCAACTGGTTGAGCTGGGTGATCTCCTGCTCCAGTTGCTCACGCTTGCGGGCCAACGGTTCGCGCTTGGTGTTGCTCCACAGGGTCGGGTCGGTCGGCTCAAAGGCTGACTGTCCTGATTTGAGCTGCGCCACCACCTGTTCATCCCGTGGGATCCCCAGCTCTTTTGCCGCCTGTTCTACTGCACCTTGGCGATTGGTCGGGTCATCCTTGGTCAGCTCGGTCACGCGGTTGATAAACGGATCGATGGTCTCGGCACTGAGCGCATAACTCTTGGCCAAGTTGCCCACACCCTGCCCTTCGGTGTCCTTGAGGTTCAGGTTAAGGCGGGCCGCCGCCATGTCATCGAAGGTCTTTTGCTGGGTGGTGAAGTCCTGCACGGCCTGATCGCTGTTACCCTTGCGCGTGGCCTGCCAGTCCGATTGCTGCTTGGCCTGCATCAGGGTGCGGGTACTCTGCACCATGTCGCTTGTCTGCTGTTCATCGGCATAAACACCACGGGCGTGAAGCGCGGCTTGAATGGCCTTCTCATCTTGACCGCTCTGGATCAGGGTGGCGACCCATTGCTGGCTCTGCGGGTCACTGGTGAAGCGGGCCAAGGTCTCTTGGTTTTGGGTCTCGGCATCCTGCTGCCACGTATCAACCGTGGTGCTCACCAAGTCATTCATCATCTTCGGGTCAAGATTGGGCAGCGCCATCTTGAGCATCCCGCCCAATGCCCCACGCACCTTGTCACCCTGTCCGGTACGCAGTGCCCCCATGCCACTCTGGCGATAGGACTCGGCAATACGCAGTGCCATGGTGAGGTCGCTGTTGCGGGCTTCACGGGCAAGCTGGGCCTGCCGTTCGCGCTTGGCCTCCAGCGCCTGATTAACGCGAAGGTTAGCCATCTCCACCTGTTGCGCGGTCGGGGTATACCCCAACACACCCTTGAGGTGGCCCGCTGTCAGATGCTGTCCAGTCTCGCCAAGCTGGATGATTTGATCCCAGCGACTGTCCATGATCTCGGACTGGGTGCGTTGCCACAGCGCAGAGTAGTTGTTGTTACCGAACTGGGTTCGCAGATCATTGGCGGCGGTCTGGTCGCCAGCACTCATTGCGGCAATGGTGCGCTCCAGCGCCTGCTGGGTGTCGCCGTCCGTGCTCAGGAGGTTGTCAGCCATGCCACGCTCGAACACGCTGGAGAGCTGGGCTTGCTTGCCAATCATCTCCATCCGCTGCATTCGTTCGGCTTGCGCTTGGTGCATCTGGTTGGTCGCCGCATAGGCTTGCAACTGGTCATCCCCAGGGAGCGAGTCACGCAGCCAAGGGGCTCCACCTGTTACCGAGCTGATGAACGTCTGGTAGTCCTGAAAGGTGGCGTCAGGGTTGGCCTTCTTGAACTCATTGAACAAGCGGGCCGCCTCGACCCGCTTATTGTTGTTGCGTTGACGGCCTTCCTCAAAGCCTTCGGCCATGTTGGCCCACATCAAAGCGTCCATGGTGTCCCCTTATCGTCTGCCAATCTGGCCGCTGCTGGGCATCATCGCGTAGTTGTAGGCCGGAATGCCGGAGTTACCATTCCAGCCATTGCCTTTCTGCTTGAGGTAGTTATCCAGCCAACTGCCTGCCGAGCTGCCCAAGTCGGCCATTGCCGAACCTGCCGCCTGTCCGGCACCGGCTGAGGCATTCAGATAGGCTTGGTTGGTGTTGGCATAGCCGTTGCTGATCCCGCCGTACACGTTGCTCATGCCTGCGAAGGCTTGGCTGTAGGCGTTGTTCACGTTGATCTGCGGCATGTTGTAGACCGGCGCACCCAAGTAGCTCGCATTGAGCCCAGGCATACCAAGCTGCTGGGCGGCACCGCTGCTCACCTGCCCGTTGTAGATGGCGCTGCCCACGTTGAGCGGCGACTGGTAGGCGTTCGCGCTGCGGGTATCAAAACCGCTGTAGCCTGCGCCAATCTGGATCGGTGCGTTGGTCATCGCGGACTGGATGTTGCGGTCGTACACCGTGCTGGTTCCTGGCTGGTAGAAAGCGGCGTTGGTCTGCGGCGCGATGTACTGGCCCGCGCTGGTCAGCTGCTTGTCGTAGATGGCAGAGCGCACCTGCGGGGCTTGGGTCAGGTACTGGAGCGGTTGCAAGAAGGCTTGCATGGTCTCGTTGATCAAGTTGCCACGGCGCTCGAAGGTGGCCTTCTCGCTCGCCGTGTTCAACTCGTTGAGTCCCTGCACTTGGGCGAGTGCCTCGTTGTACGAACGGGTCTCCGCTTCGATGTAGCTGGCCGCCGCTTGTTGGGCCACTGCGGCGCGGCTCATGTCGGCGGCGGTAGACACATCCATACCGGACGCAATCAGACGGGCCTCGTTCTGGCTGCTCACCCGATCCACGGCGCGGTCGGCCATCTCGGTGTACTTGCTGGCCAAGACGGCTTGACGCTGGGCCACATCCGCATCACCGAACCGGCGAACCTCTGCCGGTGTCCCCATGTTGGTCAGCAGGTCTTGCACCCGCTGGGTGCCGGACTGCGCCTGTGTCAGGTAGAGATTACGCAACTGCTGATCGATGGCCCGTTCTTCCATGGCCAAGGATTGGTTCTGGCGTAGGGTGTCGATGTCGAAATCGCGCTCATCCCCGAGGATGCCTTGCACCCGCTTGATCTCGGCAATCTCGTCCGCCCGCTGCTGGAGCAATTGCTGCTGGGCCTTGAACAATTCACTCCGGTCAAAGGCGGCATCTGCTTTCTTATCGGAGCTGGCCTGCTGGAATTGCTTGATGTCGAACTGGCGCTCCATCTCGGCCAACTGCTTGGCCCAGTTGAACTGGTCGATGGCATAGCCGCGCTCGTCATAAGCCATGCCATCCAGGTAACGCTGGCGATCTTTAGAGTATTGCGACTCTTGCTGGGCAATCTGCTGGGCGCGTTGCAACTCCAGCATGGCCTGATCCCGTTCCTTCTGGGCCAAACCTTGGTTGGTGTAAAGCTGCTGCATCTGGAACTGCCGATCCTGCTGGGCCAAGTAGTCATACTGGGCCTGTCGGTCGTACATGTACTGCTGTTGCTGGTACTGGTTGCCCATCAGCTCACGCTGGAGCGCGAGATTCTGATAGTAGTTGTCCAGCGTCAGTTGCTGGTTATAAAGACCCTGATCCCACGCCCTCTGGTTCCACTGGTTCTGGAGCTGCTGCTCCTGATAGGCCGCATTGATGCGGCTACCCTCGACCCCGAGCTGAGCCATCTGCGACTGGTATTGCAACTGGGCCTGATACTGCGCCTGCTTGGCCGCCGAGTTGGAACTCATCATTGAGCTGGCGAGGGAGACCCCCGCCATCGCAATCATTCCCCACATACTTCCCCCTTAGACCAGACCCAGTGCCGCCGCAAAGGACGAGGTGTTGCCGTACAGCTCTTTCTGTTTGCGTTGCTGGATCAGCGCCAGATACTCAGCCTCAGTCAGCGGCAGGCCATTGGGGCCGGTGCCGAAGCTGGGCTGGTTCGTTTGCTGGTTCTGCTGGTTAACCCAGTTGGCTTCGCCTTGCTGGGCAGCTTGTGCTTTCTGGAGGTCGGTCTCAATGCGCTGGCGTTCGCCAGTCAGGCGCTTGGTCATCGCGTCCAGCTCGTCCATGGCTTGCTGGGCGTTGTATAACTCGATGGTCGCCTTGATGTCGTCCATGCCCTTCTTCTCGCCATCGAGGTTGCCGAGGTTGTAATAGCTGGTCTCGTTCATGCGCTTGAGCATGGTCTGGGCCTGCTTCTCAATCTCGCCGCGCTTGGTGGCGAGCTGGGTCAACTTGTCGTTCACCGAGGTGATCGCATCGTTGTAGCCCTTGCTCATGGTGATGATGTCGTTGCCGGTGTAGGCCGACAGACCGGAGAGCTGTTTGCTCAAGTCGGTCAGGTAGTTCTTGAGGTCGGTTTCGCTTTGGATCGGCGCATCCTTCACCTTGCCTTGCAGTCCGCTCAGGGTGGTGTTGATGGTGTCCAGCTCGCCTTGGCGCTTGGTCTGCATCCCCGAGATCTCACTCAGCAGCGAGGAATAACCCTTGTCGCCGCCAAGGTTGTCGAGCGAGGCTTTGGCTTTGGCCAGCGCATCGGTGCCGTCATAGCCCATGGTGGTTGCCCGCTCTTGCAGCTTGGCCAACTCACTGCGCCAATCTCCGGCAAGCTGCTGCTTCTGGGCAATCTGCTGACGCAGGTTGTTCAGGGCGGTCAGGTCGCGGTAGTTGGCCCCATCCACCGAGGTATCCATGCCAACAAGGTCACGCTCGAACTGCTTGGCTTGCGCCTGCATCTGGGCTACCTCGTTCTCCAGCTTCATCAAGGCTTGGGTGCGCTTGTTACTCAGGCTGTCGAGGTCGGTTTGCTCGCGGCCCAGCTGGTTAGCCAAGGTGCCAAGTTGCGGATTGAGGTCAGACTTGAAGCCAGCCAACTGGTCGGCCAATGTCCCGTAGCGTTTGCGCAGTGCATCGATCTTGCTGGCATCGTTGATACCGGCAGAGTCGATGTCATTGGAAAGGCCTGTGATGCCCTGCCCGAACTGTTGTCGGAAGTCCTCAATCCGCTGTTGCTCGGCAGTGCGCTTGTTGCCAAGGTCGGTGAGCTGGCCACGCAGCTGACCTATAACGGCATTCTGATTGTCCCAATTCACTCCCAGCTCGGACGAGAAGCGGCCCATCTGCTGCTGGAGGGTGTCGAGGTAGCGGCCATAGTTGCCCATCGCCTTGTCGTCTGCGATCCCGAGGCCCCCGATGGCGTTCTGGTACTGGTCGAGCTGGTTGGTAATGGAGTCTTGGAACGACTTGACCCGCTGGGCCTCGGTGTCATGCGCAGTCTTGTAGCCGGTCAACTCGGCTTGCAGGCGCTGGATCAACTGGGCTTGCTGGTTCGGGTTGTAGTTCTCGTAGTTCGACTTGAACGAATCGGCTTGAGTCCGGTAATCCTCGAACTGCTTGGCCGCGTCCTTGTAGAGTTTGTCGTACTCGCCCAGCCCCGCATTGCTCAACTTGTTGTAGAGCGAGTTGAGGTTGCTGCCCATCTGCTGCTGGTAGCTGCTCACGCGGGCATCTTCGGCAGCGCGGTCTTGCTCCAGCTTGTTGATCTGGCCCAGCAGCGAGCTGTAACCGGATTTGATTGAGCCGGTGTAGTCGTTCACGCTCTGGCCGTTGTAGCTGTAGCTCATCTTGTTGTCGGACAAAAACGTGTAGTAGTCGTTGTCGATGGTGCCGACCCCCTGCTGGGCCTGCTGCAACTTGCGCTTGAGGCTGGCCCCAAGGTCGTCCACGTTGTTGATGTTCAGACCGGAGATCTGTTCTTGCAGTTGGCCAAGGGAGTTGCCCCAGCCAGCCAAGGTGCTGTTGATGCTGCTCTTGTCCTGCGCAATCCGCTGGTCAAACTGGCCCAACTTGTTGTTGGTCTGCTGGAACATGGCGTTCAGCTGGTTGAGGTAATCGTTGCCCTGGTAGTTGGCCAAGGTCGGGGTGTCCACGGTCAGGGGACGGTCATAGCCCTGAATGGTCGGGGCGAAGTTCACCTGCTGGACTTGGCCTTTCCAGTTGTTCAGGGTGTCGAAGTTCTTGAGCAGGTTCTGATAACCCTGAGAAAACTCGTTGGTGTCCCAAACGCCGGTCTGCCCCGTCCACGCATTCGCGCCACCACGGTACTGATCGCCCGTCATGTTCTTGATGGTGTAGGAGGTGTCGTAGGCGTTGGCGGCAGCCTGCTGGTTCAGGGCATTCAACTGCTTCTGAACGTTGAATGCCTCTCCGGCCACACCTTGACCGTTGGCATGACTCAGCCGGTCGAGCTGCTCATTGAGCGCGTTGCGCTGGTTCTGCATGTCCGTTGTCCAGCCATCGAACCGTCCACCTGAATAGGTGGTGTCCTGCCAGCCGGTCGGCGTCCAAAACTTGTTGGCGTTGCCGCTCGCTTGGGTGTTGATTGCCTTGAGGTAATCGTTGTAGCCCCAGCCGGAGACGCTATTGAGGTAGTCGCGCCCTTGCGCATAGGCGCTGCTGGCCGCGTTGTTGAGGCTGTTGATCTGGGAGTTGTACTGGTTGGCCTGATCCTGCCGCTTCTTGTTCTCGGCACTGACCAGATTCTGATTCTGACCAGAGTAGTCCGGTACGCTCGGCCCGCTGTGTCCGCCCATGATGCCCCCTTACTCGTATGCGTATAACGCCCCGACAGGGGCAAACCCGACGCGCTTCATCAAGCGGTCGTAAACTCGGCTGTCTGTCACCTTCGCCCCGTTGGCCAAGGTGATGCGGTCTGCGCCATTGGCCTTGGCCCATGCCACGTATTGCTCGATCAACTGGCTGGCCGTGTTGGTGCGTCCACGATGCTCGGGCATGACGTACACAGAGAGGTCATGGGCAATCAGGATGTCGGTGGAAAAGTGCGGCACGATGTAGCCACCCAAGCTGCCAATGGGGTCGCCGTCATCAAGGGCCAACAGCCCCAGGTAACGGGTCGGTTCGTGCAGGGTGGCGAGGACTGTGTTGCTCAACCGCTCATAGCTGAACCGGCCATAAAGGCCGGATTCATGCGATAAGGCTTCCGCCATCTTGGCTACAACGGGGATGTCATCCGCCGTCATGTGTCGGATGGTGATCATGTGTTGAGCACCTCGGCCACGATGGTGATTTCGAGGTTGTTCGGCGCGTTGGCATTCTCCAGCTCAAAGCCAATCCCGATACTGGTCGCCATGGCATCCACGCTAATCGGTGAGCCAAGCGGGAATTCGGATGGGGTCGAGCTGGCGGTGAAGGTGCTGCCGGTTTTCACCCCGCCCACGGTCAGGGTGATGGACGCAGTGCCGGACGCGGTACGCAGCGAGACGGCAATCAGACGCAGCTTCTGCTTGAATGCTCGGTTGATGGTGAACTTGCCGTTGGCAATCGCACCATTGCTGGCGTAGTAAAGCGAGGTACTGCCAATCACCTCGGGCAGCTGGGTCTTGATTAAGCGACCCTGGTTGTCCAGTCCTGGGACACCATTTGATGCACCAATCCGGTTGATGGAGAGATAACCGGAGAGATCAATGTTGCCCCACTCAAGGCCGGTGCCGGTCGGAGAGACGCGCAAGATCTGGTTGATGTTGGCCGTACCGAACGGCGGCAAGCGGTTCTCTGGGTTGATCTGCACCCACGCCAGACCGTTGTAGTAGTTGAGGGACGGCGAGGCCAACGCAGTGTTGAGCCAGAAGCTCGGGGTCACTGGGTTGGTCGGCTGAGTCGCGCTCATGTAGATGCGGGCACGGGCTTCCAGCGAGGGGAGCAGACTATCAACCTTGCTCTGCGGGATCTGGTCGTTGCTGATGGCCAAGCGGGAGAAGGCAATCAAGCCGCTCAGGGGATCTACATAGTCCTTTTCCATCATGAAGCCTGCGACCGTCTGGCTCAGACTGTTGTCGAACTTCAAGATGGTCAGGCGGTTGCCCGCTGTGACCGGCTGCATCATGGAGATGGTGGAGGTATCGGGGCTGGCCACATAGTCGTAGGTGCCCCCTTCACGCAGTAACACCCCGTTCTTGTAAACGCTGATGTCGCTCTTGTTCTTGTGGTTGACTGGGAAAATCACCTGCGGTGTGGTGACATCAAAATCTACGCGGCTGTAGCTGTTCATCGCCTCGGTGCGGATCTTGAACGCAGTCACAAGGTCGTTGGTCAGCAGCGGGGTATTCAGCTCGATGCGTCCAGCGGGGCCGCTGCTTGGGTTCCCCACGTAGTCGTAGGCCACCCCCTCGCGCAGCAAGATCCCGTTCTTGAACACCACCAGGGTTTCACTCGCTCGGTGGGCATAATCGAGGTAGGTCGCGCCCGCCTTCTTGGTAAAGTCCACGCGGCCATAGAACACAGGGGCCGTCAGTTGGCCAATGTTCAAACCAGCAGGGCCGCGCACGTCAGCCAAGGGGGCAATCATGCGCCAGCCTGCATCTTCATCCAGGTAGTCACCCACTCGGTATTGCAAACCCTGCTCGGGGTCGAGGCGGATCTCGATAGGCGCAACCAGCTCACCTTGCTCGTCAAACAAGATGCGCATCAATTCGGCCAAGGTCTTGTTACCCAGCTCGGCGGCGTTGAGGTAGCGGATGATCTGCTCAAAATCCCCATTGATGGCCGCGTTGGTCAGGTAAGCCAAGGGGTAGAGTTGGCGGATACGGGGCATGATTACTCCTTGCGCGTCATGATGGCGAACCCGTTCAGGCGGGTGGCCTGCTCGGCGTCGATCTCGAACTCCAGCTGGATGCCCCGATAACGCACTTCAAAGCGCATCTCGTAGCTGTCCGTCAACGGAGCAGTAGAAAAGCTGCCGTTGTCGATGGCGCTGATCTCCAGTCGCTGGGCAAACAACTCGATGCCCGCCTCATTACGGGCGCGAATGTTAATGGTTCCGGCTCCCGTGGCTTGCACCAGCAGGCTGTAGGCCGACTTGGTTCGCGTCATTGTCCCGTTCCACAAGATGGGGGTCGTCACCTTCGCCACGGGGTAACTCACGCGGTTGTCAATTTGGGTTTCGTTATTGAGGGCGCGGGTAAACCGCTTGGCTTTGAAGATGCCGGAGGTGGTGCCAAGCATCAGTTGGCCGCCGAGGGCATCGGCGCAGCGGGCAAACAGGAAGTCACCGGTATTCCAGCTCGGAGGTACACTGGCCTCGTTCACCGGCATGGTCATGGAGAGGCGTAAGGTGCGAAGATTGTCAGGCTGCGGAAAGAAGATGTGGTACTGGCCCTCGTCCTGATCCCAAACCGCGCTGATGTCCTGCGGGGTTGTCACCGAATCGAACAGAGTGCGGTAGAGGCTCTCTACGTCCTCACTCATCGGGTAGCTGTAAACCATGATCCCGTTCTCGGCGGAGCGGCGAATGGAGTGGACACCAAAGCGCGAGCAGAACAGCACGTCATTACCCGCGTTGGCGATGGAGTTGTGGCTCACGCACCCCACGTTCACGTTGGCGCGGTCATCAAGCCCCCAGTCCTCAATCCCTGGGCTGGTCACATAGATAAACGTCCGGTCGTGGGTGAACACCAACAACCGGTTTTGCTCGAAGGTAGCGAGGCCGGTGATGATGTCGGCAGTGCCCAGCAGGTTGGCAATGTCGATCTTGCCCGCCTTGAGGACGCTGGTGCTCTTGGGATCTTCCTCGGCGGGGAAGATGGCATGGTTATCCACGCGGGAAATGTAAAGGCTAGTCTCGTCACCTACGCAACCGGCCAGCACCAGACGGCGCGAGATGCTCACACCAAACGCGGGGCCAAGAGCCCGCATTGACGGAGATGGGAACTCCCGCCATGTCATCCCGTCGAACTCACGCGGGACGCTCGCGTAGGCGTAGAACCCCACCTTGCGGTTAAAGATGGTGCTGGTCAGGATGGCAGGCCGAACGAACAAGAAGTCAGTGGCATCCCCCCGACTGCTTTTCAGACGGGTGCCCCCATCCATGCGCTCGGCCCAACAGAGGGTGTTGAAGTCGTAGTGACGCAGGTGCACCACGTTACTCGCGTCCAGCGTCTTGTATGCCCCATTGTCCAGGGTGATCTGGCCGTTCTTGTCACAGAAGGCATTGTGCAGGCCAACCAGTGGCTGATCCTCACCAACGTCCATGGAAGTCGGGTCGAGCTTGGTGTCGAGACCGCTGAACTTGAAGTAGGGATGGGTCTCTAACTGGAGCGCGGGATCAGAGTTGAGCAGGCTCATTGCCCATCCTCCCGTCTCGACCCACCATCAACCGGACGCACCTCAATCGGCCTGTTGCCGATGGTCAGGCGGGACAAGATGCGGTTCATGGTGAGGTAAAACTTGGCGCGGTAAGTGCCCGCCTTCTGACTATTTTGCTGTTCGGCGTAGAGGTAGAGCACCCCCGCGATCACGATGGCATCCGCGATGGGACGCACGTCCTCGGTGTGGATGTAGTACGGCGTGAGCGTCTTGGTGTAGGGGTGCATGTTCACCTCTTCCACCACTTCGTTCGCCATCTCCAGCAACATGGCTTGCGTCTCGGGGTAGGCAGCCCCCGCGCTCACGTCACCATATCGGCGCAGTGCCGAGCGCAATAATGAACTGAGGGGCGAATAATCTCGCCCCCCTGCCACATGCGTGTTGACTGCCTCGGCGGTGCCAAAGGGTTCAGATCTGCGGCTCATAGTTGTACTTCTCCAGACGGCCCTGTTTGAAGAACAGGTGGCGCTCAAAGCGTTCTGCGTCCTCTTGCTTCACGCGGAAGATCAGGCGGCGGTCAACGTCATAGCCAAAAGGCAACCAGCTATCGCCACTCGCGCACGGGATGGTGAACGATGCGTCCACCGGCAGCGGAGTGCGGTAGTAGCTGAATGCCTCAACGGCTTTGCGAGTACGTGGGAATTTGGTTTCTTGTTCGCTCATAGGGCCTCCAATAGAAAAAGGGCTGGCCTAAGCCAGCCCCTTTCAATCACACGCGCTTCTGCCAGTTGCGAATGACGGTGTGAACCTTGTCTTGCAGCAGTTCCAGACCGCACTCGGTCAGGTACTCATGCTTTTTCAAGTCCTCGTCATTGCCTTGACGGTCTTTGAGCAGCTGGGTATCGCGGCCATCCATGTACCGGTATTTCAGATACGGGAAGTCCACGATCACCATGCAGTCATCCATCTCGCGGATCTGGCGGAACTGCGGGTGCAGATGCACCAGGAGATCGCCCGCGAAGGTTTCGTAGCGGGTGAACTTGACGCCATACGCCCCAGAAACCTGGGTGGGTTTCCAACGGTCTTTGGCCATGGATTGGAGTTGCGCCGCAACGGTCGCACCCACGAAGGCCACCTTCTGATTGGAGCCGTAGGCGAATACGGTCTTGATCAGCAGGTTGTCGAACTCTTCCTCGGTGATGCGGTTCGGTACGGTGTTGGTGGCCGCATCGACCTGGGTGCCGATGCTAGATAGCAGGCCGCCGGTATAGCGGGTCGGGGTGGCGGTGTTCGGGTTAACGATGTTCTTCTTACCAAAGAACATGGCTCGCTCGATGTCACTCATGTGCATCTTGAGCGCCTTGGCCGCACTCTCCTGCTCCTTGTCCCCCAGACGCAGACGGGTGTGCTTCAAGGTCTCAGTGACCGCGAAGCTGGTGCGGAAGATCTGGGTGTAGTTAAACACGCGGGTCGGGTCGAAGCTGATGGGGCTGGGCGACTTGTCGCCTTCTGCCGCAGCGTAACCGGCCACGATGATTTCATCGCCGTTGGCAATGGCGAAGTTAGTGCCACCGATGTTGCGGGTCACGTTCACGGTGCCGACTGACGGGTTAGCGTCAGCGGTCAGCTGCATGACTTCGCCGGTCACGGTGTTCACCAGCAGCGCCCCCTTGACGCAGAAGGCCAGGGTATCGGTGACGGTAACGGCGACCGCCGTCACCCCCGCCGCAGATGCAGCAGAGGCAGCCAGACGGCGCTCCGGCATCTCGTCACGGAAGTTGTGGTACTGCGGGTCGTCCGTGGACTCACTGCCGGTCATGGCCAGCAGGGCGTTCAATGGGGCCGTGCCATTGGGCTCCAATAGGGTAAAAGCCTCACGGTAGTTCTGTGGGCGGAAGTGCTGGTCAAACTCGCCAGTCCCGCGCAGACCTTGGATTGCAGGCATGATAATGCTCCTGAAACTGAATGCTTTGGTTTGGGTTCTGGTGTCAGCGGAATGGTCAACGCTGGCGAGTGAGCAAAAAGAAAGGGAGCCGTAGCGCCATTGCTCGGCTCCCTTTATATCTACGGGCCAGATTGTTATCGTCCCGATTGAACGCTTTTTACGATTAGCCGCGTCTTGATTTGATAAAACCGGTCAGCGCGTCCAGATCGGGGTTGCTAGCTGGGGCTGCACTGCCACCCAACGCAGCTTGATCGCTGGCTCCGGTAAAGGCTTGGCGGCGCTGGGTGATCTCTTTGAGGCGGGCCATCTCGCCAGAGTCCATGGAGTTCTTGAAGTCAGTGGCGACCTTGATAGCCAAGTTGGGATCGATGAAGTCCTCCAGGGAGTAACCCCGTTCAGCGGAGAACGTCATGAAGTCTTGGGCTGTGTCGTCTGCGAGACCAAGATGCTGCTGCACTCGGTTGAGGTTGTTGGCAATCGCTTCCCGCATGTTGAGCCCGCCCTGTTGCTGGGCTTGGCTGTTCACTTCGGCAGCGGCGCGAAGCTGGCCATTCTGACCGGCGATCAGTTGCTGCATCATCTGCTGCATCTGGGTCATGCCGGTGGCCATCTGGCGTTGCTGGGCCAGCATGTCCTTATACATTGGCGGCAGGCTGGCAGCGTTCTGATCTTCCCACGCCTTCAACTGGGCATCGAAATCGAGGTCGGCCCCCTTGTTCGGCGGATTGCCCACCTTGTTCGGGTGCTCGTCCTGCCCGCCGAACGTGGTGTTCTTCTCCTTGGCCTTCTGGATCAGCGCCTGAATATGGCCAAGAAACTGGTCTTGGTTCATACCAAGGTCTTGCATCGCCTGACTGGCTGCATCCAGCAACGGCTTGGATTGCATCTGCTGATAGTTCAGGTTCTTGTACCTGTCCATCATCCCCAGGATCTGCGTCTCGGTCAGCTGACGCTTTTGGCCGTTGCCCACGTTCAACTCGAACACGGCGGCGGGCTCTTGCTGCTGCTCTCCTTCAGTCTTGGGGGCCAGCTTGGACATGGCCTGCTCTTGTGCTGTCGGCTCTTTGGCGGCTTGCGGTTGTGGCTGTCCGCCTCGGGCCATGTTGGCCATGGCATCAAGGGCGGCTTGCTTGTCTTCGGGAGATTGGGGGGTCGGCATATTGATTGCTCCTGTTGCCCAGCCGTAGCGGGGATCGGGGCACCTTAAAGCCGTTATGGTTTCTTATCGTCCTTGATAAGCAGCGACACCATGGCCTGCTGGTTGTCTGCGGCCAACTTGAGTTTGGCAGGCAGGGTCAGCATGTTCTGGGCGGCCCAAATAGCCCCGCGCCTGAAGTGCATCTCGGCCTCACTCATGTTCGGTGTGCTCCCCAAAGAGAGTGCAGCCCGCATGACATCTTCGTGGAGGACGGCCTCGGCCACATGCCAGTGCTTCACTAGCGCCTCAATGGCGCGGATCTGCTCTTTGGTCAGGGTCATTTGTGCTTCTCGGCTTTTAGGAGTTCGATGCTGCGGCGCACTTCAACATAGAGGGCTTGTTGCTGCTCCATCTGGTAACGCATCAGTTCTGTGGTGCGGGCCAAGTCAGTGCTCGCTTTCGACAGGTTCTCGGTGGCCTGTTGAGTGCCGCTGATCTCGTTGGTGATGTACTCCAGTCGCGCCTCGATCACGCTGATCCGTTCCCCTGCGCTATAGGCGAAGGTGGTCAACGCAATGATGCCGGTGGTGCCAAGGGCCATCAGAGCGCTTTGGACGTTCCAGCTCATAGGGATCGCTCGATAGTGAGGACATGCTCACGGTCTTGTTGCAGGCCAAGCAACTCATTGAGTTTGAAGAGGGCGCGACGACTCTCGCGCACACCCCAACCGGAGCCATGCCACCCGATACCAGGGGCAATGCATCCCTCCAGTTCGTGGGGGAAGTTGGCGGCGTGGATCAGAATATGGCTGCGCTTGCTGGGGCCAAAGAGGGTCACATCCAGTTCGGGATTCTCAAGGGCGTAGCAGAGGCCCACCTTGGGGGATTGGTGAGGAACAAGGCGATATGTACCGGCAGGCACACAGGAAATTTGGGGTTTGTTATCAAGCCATTCACGTTCGCAGGTGTAAGCAACCACTTTTCCATCAAGGGTCAGTGTGCCAAAGCTTCCGATGCCATCAATGTTGTGGGTTCGAAGAGTGACGAGCATAAAAATGGCCCCGCAAAAGAGTGGAGCCATTATTCCCGTCTAAGGATAACAGGGTCGTCCTGCTTTAGAGGTGCAATCTGGCACTCATCATAGTCGCCAGGGAAAAGCGCCGCACACATCCGAGAGCCAGATTGCGCGCAGAGTATTGGCAACTTCATGGGGAAGCGCAAGGCATTTTCAGATATTTCCTATGGGCAGAGGCATTTACAAATTTGCCGTCCGTAATGAGCATAAAAAGTTGGGCTAAATGCGTCAGTTCATGACGTGGTTTTTCGCCATCAATTCTGGTGTCGTTCAGCTCTTGCAATGTATTATGGTCGTTTTGTACCCAGCAGCGGAATAAAAATAATGGCAAACGGAACTGGATTGCAATTTACCACCAAGGTTGGGGCATTGCCCGATACGGCCTTTGCGGTTGCCTCATTTGCGCTCGACGAGCAGTTAAGTGAGGCGTTTACGTTGAAGCTGGAAGTGGCCAGCCATATGCCCGATATTGATTTTGCCGATGTGCTAGACCAGCCCTGCGAGCTGCTGGTGTGGTTCAATGGCCAATTGCAACGGCGGGTGCATGGCGTTGTCAGCAGCTTTGCGCAAGGCGACAGTGGCTTTCGCCGCACCCGTTACAGTATCGAGGTGCGCCCCGCGTTATGGCGACTCTCGCTGCGTCACAATGCCCGCATCTTCCAGGCACAAACGCCCGAGGCAATTATCAGTGTCTTGCTGCAAGAAGCAGGCATCACTGACTACGCCTTTGCGCTCAAAAACGAACATGCCGAGCGTGAATACTGCGTGCAATATCGGGAAACAGATCTCGATTTTATCAACCGCTTGGCGGCTGAAGAGGGACTGTTCTACTTCCATGAGTTTGAGCAGGGTAAACACCGGCTGGTCTTTGCCGATGATGCCGCCGCCCTGATGAAAGGCCCTTCACTTTTCTACAACCTGAATAATCAGGGGTTGAATCATGGCCCCTACGTGCGCCAGTTTCACTACCGCGAACGGGTTCGCCCAAGCGATGTGGAACTCAAGGATTACAGCTTCAAGACCCCGAAGTATGCCCTGTCGCACAAGAAGCAGGGGGCGGCGCTTGAACACCAGCGCGATACCTATCCGCACTTTGACTACCCAGGCCGCTTCAAGGCCGACCCCAGTGGTAAAGCCTTTACACAGCATCGACTGGATGCCTTGCGCCAAGATGCAGCCATGGGCGTGGGTAAATCCAATTGTGCCACCCTGCTTCCAGGGCAACGCTTTGCGCTGACCGAACACCCCAATCCAGCCTGCAATATTGAGTGGCAGGTGGTCAGTGTCATCCACAAAGGCAAGCAGCCGCAGGCACTGGAAGAAGAAGGCGGCAGTGGCCCAACCGTCTATAACAACGACATTGAGGTGGTACAGGCCAAGCAGACATGGCGACCACTCGCCCACAGCAAGCCCATGGTTGAGGGGCCACATATTGCCAAGGTGGTAGGCCCTGATAGTGAAGAGATTTACTGCGATGAACACGGGCGCGTAAAGCTGCAATTTCCGTGGGACAGATATGGTGCCGACAACGACCAGAGTTCTTGCTGGGTACGCGTGAGCCAAGGTTGGGCCGGTGGTCAATATGGCATGATGGCCATCCCGCGTATCGGCCACGAGGTCATCGTGAGCTTTTTGGACGGCGACCCCGACCAACCCATCGTCACCGGTCGCACCTATCACGCCACCAACCGGCCTCCCTACGAACTACCCGCCAATAAGACCCGCACCGTGCTGCGCACCGAAACCCACAAGGGCGAAGGCTTTAACGAGCTGCGCTTTGAAGATCAGGTGGGCCAGGAAGAGATTTATATCCACGGTCAGAAAGACCTCAACGTGGTTATCCAGAACGATGCGGCATGGCACATCAAGCATGATGAACATCGGGACATCGACAACGAGCGGATCACCCGCATCAAGGCCAACGACCACCTGACTGTCGAGGGCGAGAAGCGCGATCACATCAAAGGCGACTATTCCCTTAGCAACGATAGCTCCATGCACCTGAAAGTGGGTGATGGTTGGTTAGTTGAAGTCGGTCAGGAAATACACCTCGACTCGGGCCAGAAAATTGTGCTCGACGCTGGAGCAGAGCTGACGCTCAAAGTGGGGGGAAGCTTTGTCAAAATTGACTCCGGTGGCGTTACCTTGTCTGGAGGGACAATCAAATTGAACTCAGGAGGTAGCCCTGGCAATGGTTCCGGCTGGGCTGGGCAGATGCCTGGTTTGCCTATGGGCGTTAGCGTTCCCGACTATACCCCTCCCCCGTTGTTCAAGGGAGGCAAAGCCTGTCCACTGCTTGCCAATCAAGATGTCACGATGGACATTAACGAGGCCGATTCATGACCCCCAAGCGTTTTGATGAATGGTCACATGTCGTGCCACAGGAACAAGCTGCACCTCATATTTTTGTCCTGCTCAATACGGTCACAGATCCCGCGCTGTTGACCACATGGATTGAGAAGGAATGGGCGAATCAATCTATCCCGCTTTATGCTCACACTCCCATGAAAACGATCCTGCCCAGTAGCCCTTGGCTACTGGAGGTCAATATCCAACATGGCGCAGATATAGCCGAATGGGTAGATCAGCATCAGCACATCCCTTGGGGCTGGGCGTACACCAGCATCGAATCGTGGTGGACACAAGTCACACACTGGCGAAACTATCTGCAAGTGATGATGGGTGAGCGCCTACGAGCGATCCGCTTTCAAGACCCGCGAATACTGGGGGTGTGGTTGGCCCGAAATGAAACGGCACTCTGGCATGGTCTGTTATCGCCCGTTCAATCTGTACGCCTGCCTAATGGCGATAGTTATGTCTCTCCCCTGATGACTGAGGCTCGTAATGAGACATTCCCTTGGGTCTTACCTGCCAGCCTGATCGATGCTTGGCACCGATCAGAATTTGGCTTGGAAATGAAGGCAAGTGATTTTGACCTGAGCGCTTGGGAAACTCTCCCTGAACAAGCTGAATATTACTTCCAGCAAGGGGGGGAATTGAAAGCACAGTTCAAATCTGTGCTGACAACCCTGGCGGCACAAGGTAAAGACCTTCATGTGCTCACCCTGCCCCAACTTTTTGAACTCCTCAACGACCGTTATCAAGGAGCAGCTGTATGCCCCACAGAAAAACATGCGCAGATTGCCAGTTAGCAACCTATAGCTACGACATCCAACTTGTTGATGAGCTGAATCAGCCAATTGCCGGTGTTCCGTACAAGCTAACCGTTGCTGGCCGGATGATGGTCGAAGGCAAGACTGATGCCGAAGGCAAACTGTTTGAAGATGAACTCATCCCCGGCTCTGCGGTATTGACCCTCGATGCTGACAAACTTGCTGAAGTGCTACAAGAGCCCCATCGCTATTTACGAGAGTCACGTGATTGGGCTAAAGATTCTCAGGTGAAGCCACTTGCCGAACAGCAAGGCAGAGAATATACCTTCCTCAAATTGGGTGAACTGATTGACAAAATACCGTCCATTCCAGAATGGCCGGAAGATGAACCCTTGCCGTCTTACCATTTCCCCAGTCAGGTGCTCAGTGGCCATCGTATCGTTGCCAAGGGTAAAGAACACAAGGCTCGTAAATTTACTTTTGAGGTAAGTCCATTCAGGGCTTGGGTATTGGATCTTACCCACAGCGAGCAATACAACCTCGCTAATGCCTACAATTTGGCGCTCACTAGCGTTCTCACTTATGCCGACCTTGAGAAGAATCAATACCGAGCCAAGAGTGGATCGATAAAAGATTTCTTTATGAAACAGATGCTGGATCTGGGAAAACTGCCCAACCGTATCAACACCGATACCTTGACAGCATGGGTCAAGGATGTGCCTTTCAAAGATCGCTATACCATCTTGGGGCAGTTGGATTCCGAGCTTGCCATTGATGATAGCGGGAATAAGAACAGCCCAATATCCAACACACAGATGTTCTACGTTTCCAATACATATGATTTTATTATTGCGTGGCGTGGTACAATGGGAATGGATGATGCTTTAACTGACGCCTCTTATGCACCAGAGTCACGTACCTGTGCAGTATCATCATGCGGTCAATTGCATGGTGGATTTTGGTCTGCATATCAAGAAATATGGTCAAACCCATTGCTATCCAAGCAAATAGACTCATTCAACAGCGATTTAAAGAACTCATTCGGCAAGAGCTTTTATATTTCAGGGCATAGCTTAGGTGGTGCGCTAGCATTAATCTACGCAAGTGAGAACACAAGCCTAACCCCGTGTTTGTATACATATGGCATGCCTCGTGTATTTAGTCGCTCAGCATTACTAACATTTCCATCATTTATACATTACCGTCATATCAATAAAGATGATCCTGTAACGGCTATTCCACCTGAAGCGGATGTTGGCAACCCTCTATTTGGAGAGAACTTTACTATATGGGGCTCCAAGGCATTAGGATACTTGTGGAGCATACCAACCTTATTAGTAAATCCGATACTGGATAAAATGGGTAAGACAGATCCCTTTATGCACCATGGCAAGGTTGTGCATTTTTATCAGGATTGGGTACTGCCTACTGATGGGCGCACAGCAATTACCCAATGGCAAGCAACTTTCACCCCCTATCTGATCCCTGCATTGAATGTAAAAACGGAACAAGCGGCTGAGACAGCCATCAAAAATGGCAGTCCCTTTCCAGCCAACCGCAACCCATCATATAGGCAACCTCCATTGAATGGCTCTGATCATAGCTCTGTAGCATATAGCCGCTTTATTGGTAAGCGGTTACGCGAGTGGCTGCCAGATACCCCCGAACACAAAATATATCAGCAGCAACTGGAGCAATTTGCGATCAAACTGAAAGATGCAGGGCATATGCTCAGTTCGGAAGAGCGTCTTCGTCACGCCAATTTTTTCCAAATGGAGGTTGAAGCTAACCGATTTATTTTAACATCCCTACATAGTAATTCAGAACAAGAGAAGGGATTAAAACGCTACCTGCGCTATGCCCCTCATGAGCAAGATAAGCATTTAGCTAAAGTTCAACTTGCCGCAGATTATCAGCAAGTGAAAAGTGACTACGAGGAAAATAAAACATTGCTGAATAATAGCATGTTAGATGCGAACGATAAAATCCTTCAGTCACAAGAACTTGAACGCCAAAGTCAAGGATTAAGTGATATGGCAACTTTGTGGGAGGATATAAAATGAAAATTCTCAAGGTTGTTTTTTTATTATCAAGCATTGGTGCCTATGGCTGCACTCAAGCTACAACACCCCCAGTAGCCCTTGAAACAGATAGTAATGCAGGAACATTTTTCGTCTCAGGTAAACTACAAAAAAATGTAGAACCACTAATATATGGAATTTACATATCAGATAAATGTAAAGATGAACAATTAGGATTTATAGGTGGCCTAGGTAGCGGGAGTTATACAAAAATAATAAAACCTGGATATCAGTCGTACAAACCTGAAATCACAGAAAATAATGAAACTGGAGAGTTTTCAGCCCAGCTTCCTAAAAATGGGGGGTCAGAGTGTAACTGGAGTCTTTTGAATGTAATGCTTACCTTAAAGGTAAAAGATTTTAAAAATGAAAAAAATGAACCATCAACAATAACGATTAATGTAAGTAGTGGCAGTAATAATAAATATTATGTTGCTCGTGCAAAATCAGAACTGAGACAAATTGTTTATGGTGAACTAAATATTGGGGGTGTGTATTACCCATCAATTGAAACATCTGAATTACTAAAGAAAAGGTCGATCAGATTTATTAGCAATGACTTGAATGATAGTAAGTATGCTGTAGTTAGCAATACAAAAGACACAAGAGTCCGATTCGCCCCATATATCGATCTTGATTACGTTGTTTATGCAGATGATATTATTGATCATAAGCTTCGTAAAATTAACTTCACCAAAAGATACCCAGATGGAACAGTAGATATCGGTGATGCGGCGAAAGATATGCGTAAATATAAATTTTATGAAAAGGTCCATCAATGAAAATAAAACAATATCAAAATTGGCTTTCCCAGTATCTAGTCTGTCGGCGTGATGGAGATCACGCCATGGCTGCCGACCTTGCCGCATCTATCGTTAATTATTGGCGGCTTCATGGTAATACTGCTGAAGAAGCGAAGTGGGTATCGGTTGTGGCATTTCACGTGGATAAGGTTGAGTAATGGCTAGTTCATATCTTTTGGGTGACGGTAAAAAAGTGATTGTTGACATGATCACAAAAATCCCTGTATTGATATTTATAAGTACATTGTCATTGCTACCTTGGTTATCTGAGCGTGAATTTTCTAGTGGAGACTATTTTGCATCTATGATGCTGTCTGGATTTTCACTTTATTGTATATGGGCAGTATTAAGTGGCTGTTTTAATGTAGTCATGGGGGATTTAGGTTGTGAATCAAAAAGACATCTTGCCCAACTTAAAGACATGGGCGTCACTTTGTCGTCAAAACAATATTGTCTTTATTTATTCAGAACACAAAAAAGGAATATAGCTGAAGGTTCAGCATTATTACTTATGATTGTTTGTGCTATTGCGGAAATTGAATACGGTGTTATCACGGGGATTCAAAACATATACGAAAAAAGGAATGTAACTCAGACTTACAAGCCCGAGTTTCATTCATGCCCGATACCTCCTGTTGAACTAACAATGGAGCCTTCACCACCAGTATCATGCAATGAATAGCTTATTTGTCATTGCTCACGCCACCAAAGAAAAACGAGATCACGCTGTTGCGCTCGTTCAGGAGTGCGCCGATCACCACGCCAATAAGGTTGGAGATCAACGCGATTAGCTCGGCCTTTTCGCCAAGCAAATAGAGGGCTCCGAAGTTGGCTGCGACCAGCAGCAGGATCAGCAGCAGGCTGCGATTCATGATGCCGGTGGCAATCAGATCGGCAGTGCCAGACTGTTTCGCATAGGTCTCCCGCGCATTCTGGCGGTCGTTGAGGTAGAGCTGGTCGCGGGCTTGCTGGAGTTTGAGGACTTCGAGGCGGAACTCGTTGCCGAGGGTCTTGTCGTTAATGAGGGCGTCCGAGGCGTATTCATCATCCTCGGTCTTGGTGATCTTCTTGGCGACATCGAGGATGTCACGGGCGGCATCTTCGGCCTTGTCGCCTTTGAGCCAGCCAATTGCTTCGGGGATGTAGCGGCCTGCGAGGCCAAGGGCAAGGGGAACGATGGCGGGCAACATGGCAGTGTCCTGTTTGGAGGCTTGCTACCATGTTGCTCGCACGTTGTTTGGTGGTCGTCCTACACGCGAACGAATACCCCACCAGGGGCACCGCCTGGGCCGCCCGCTTCTGTTGAGTATGGAGCGCCCGCAGCCCCCCAACCGTTCAGACCGCCACCAGTCCCGCCGTAAACGAAGCCGTTGTTACCGCCGCCACCGCCGCCAGAATCACTACCGGCAGCCCCTGGAGTACCGGACGAGCCCTCTGGGCCGCTACCGGAACCACCAGAACCACCGGCACCGCCGGACGCACCACCACCGCCACCGCCGCCACCTACAGAACCTCGGGCAAATTGCCGCCCACCACCACCGCCGCCACCACCACCACCACCGGCAACCGAGCCGCTGTTGCTGATCCCCACGTTGCCGCCGTAGTAGACGGCGGGGCCACCGGCACCACCGGCACTACCGCCACCGCCTGAACTACCAGCACCACCATTGCCACCTTTGCCCCAGATGGTTGCGCCGGACTGGACAACCAGCGTGATACTGGCCGCAGCGTTGTTCACGCAGTACAACGCGGGCGTACCCGTGTTAGTGGCACGATACGCAGCGTTCCCAGGTACGGTGATTTGGTAGACCCCACCGGCCTGAATGGCTACATAGTTGTTGATGTTGACGTTGTAGACCACGCCCCCAGGCAAGGTGACATAGATCACGTTGGTGCGCCCCGCCAGATCCCCCGCGTTGCGAGGGGCTGGGATACCCGACCGGCTCAGGTTGTCACTCACCCAGCCGTTGCTACCGTACTCGGTTTTGGCGCTGGTGAGCCAAAAGGGTTTGGCGGGGACGGTCATTGCAACGCCTCCACCTTCTCATCCAGCTCCTTGATGGCCTCGACAATCAGGGCCAACGCGCCCGCGTGAGCGATGGACAGGGTGCCATCTGCGTTGAGGTAGACCGACTCCGGTTGCACCTCGGCCAGCTCCTGCGCAATCAGGCCCGCTTCACGCACACCCGCCTTGTCGTACAGGTTGCCGGTCAAATGCTTCACCTTGGCCAAGGCGTTGCTGATGCGCTTGATGTTGGACTTGAGACGGATGTCAGAGCGGATGTAGACATCGTTGAAGTTGCCGTTGCCCGCCGCATAGACGCCGCCACCTGAGTTGATCGCGTCTGCCTCACCGTTGGCGACATAGACCTTCTTGCCGTTGTAGGCACGGATCCAGGTCGTGTCCTGCATGTGCCAGCCGCCGCCGTAGGTCTCGTTGTACCAGCCGGTTGTGCCGGTTGAGCGAAACCAGTTGCTCAGGTAGAGGGTGCCATAGCTGCCCCCATCGGCCATATAGGCATGGGTGTGGCTGGCGGCAGCCTTGCCATCAAGCGCCGCTTGCAGGCCAGTTACATTGGCAATGGTGTGCGCGTGGCCGTTGTCAGTCACGGTCGCCGCGAGCGAGACGTTGCCGCTGCCATCAAAGGAGACGCTACCGGTCACGCCCCCCGTGAGGGTCAGGGTTCGGGCTGTGGCCCACTTAGCGGCACTCACGGCGTTGGCACTGGCAGCCAAGGCGTCAGTGATGCCATAGCCTGCCAAGGTGGTCGGCCTGCCGGTGGTGATCTTGCCCCAGTCCAACGCTGGAATGTCACTGGCGCTCAGAACGTCCCCACTGGTCACGCGCCCCTTGGCGTCCACAACAACCTTGGTAAAGGTGCCAGCGGCTACGCCCGTGGTGGCCAGAGTGAGCTGGGCGGTCGCGTTCGCGCTGCCGTCAAAGGTGAAGGTGGCGGAGCCGTCACCATACAAAGTGATGTCTCGCGCCGTTGCCAGCTTGCTGGCGCTCACGGCGTTGCCGGTGCTGGGGAGCGCATCGGTGATGCCGTAACCGGCCAAGGTGGTCGGGATGCCGCTGGTGATCTTGCTCCAGTCGAGACTGGGGATGTCACTGACCAGCAAGGGGCTGCCACTGACCACGCGCCCTTCACGGTTGATCGTGACCTTTGCATACGTGTTCGGCACCAGATCCGGCACAAAGTTGAACAGGGTGGTGGTGTAGCCAGCCGGAACGCTGCCAGGGGTATTCGGGCTGGTCAGTAACCAACCAAGCGGGTCGATCACCTCGGTATTGACCACACAAGATGCCATCGCTCCCAATGCCCGTACTTCGATGTGGGCATAGTTGCCGGTCGCGGTCGGGTGGTAGACAAGGCGCATGGCATCAAAGCCGAGGGTGCCTTGCGCGGCAAAGGCAATCTGTTCGATGGAGATCGCCGCCGCGTTGATCATGTCGCAGGTAAAGCGAGCGTGACCGATCTCGTTGCCCACAGCCCAGTAGAGCCGGAAGGTGCCACTGTTGCGGCCAATGTTGACGGCAGTGGTTGCAATCCGATACCACGAACCGGCCACGGTGGTGAAGGTGGAACCCATGCTCTTGCGCTGTACTGTATCTGTTGTGGGAGACACGCCCAGCGTGGTTTGCATCGCGGCAATGCTGTAGTCATCGAGCAAGGTACGGGCTACCGCAGTCACGGTCATGGTGCTCGCAACGTCTAAGCCCGTGAAGTAGATCACTCTGTCCGCCGCCGTGGGTTGGCTGGCCATGGCGGTCAGGGTAGCGTCCTTGGGTTGCAGGTCGGGCAGATCAGCCGCGACCAGTGTCACCGCACCGGTCTTGTTGTTGACGCTGGTGACGGACTCGGTGCTGTCGATCTTGTAGTAGCTGGCCAAGCTCTTGGAGTAAACCAGGGTATCGCCTACGCCATAGACTTCACCGCTGACGGTGCCACCGACTGTCACTTTCCAGAAGGTTGTGACCACGTTGCCACTGACTTGCAACGGCGGCGGGTAAGAGCCGCTGCTCAGGTTGACGCCGCCACCATCGACCATCGCGCCCGTGGCCACTGTCGCGGCGGCTTCTGCCCGCACGGCAGACGCCTCGGCATCGTTGGCCATCTGCGCACTCATCTCGTACATAGCGGAAGCGGTATTGGCAGCGTTGTTCGCAGTCGAGGCAAAGGTCTCGCTGTTCAGCTCGGAGAGCTTGGCCTTGCTCTCGGAGGTCTTGCTGGCCGTTTCGCTGGCCTTGCTGGCGTTCTCGGAGCCTTTGGCGTTGACCTCACTTTGCTTGCTGTTGGCCTCGCTCAGTTTGGATGCGGTCTCGCTGGCCTTACTGTTGGTCTCACTGGCCTTGCTCGCGGTCTCGCTGGCCTTGCTGTTGATCTCGCTCTGCTTGCTGTTGATCTCGGAGGTCTTGCTCGCGGTCTCGCTCGCTTTGCTGTTGGTCTCGCTGACCTTCGACTTGTCCTCGGAGGACTTGCTGTTCGCTTCGCTGGTCGAGGCGTTGGCCGCACTGCTGGCAGCCTGACCCGCTGCGGTGGTCGCCGTGGTCTTGTCCGCCGCCACTTGGTTCTTCATGGTGGTGACGCTCGCCTTGTCGGCGGCGACTTGGGCGGTATTGGTCGCCACCTCTTGGCGCAAACTGTCCAAGTGGCCGAACTCGATCAGGCGCTGCCAACAGCTGGTGTTGAATGTGGCGCTGCTGTGCTTGACCAAGCACAAGTAGATGTTCCCGTTGTGCGAGACCAGATCGGTTTGCTCGTAGGGTATGTTGGCTTGCCAGTCGCCGCAACTCTGGAGCAGAGTGCCACCGGCTACATCGCGCCAGCCATCCTCGGGAGCGATGAATACCCCGAAGCGAAATTGCAGGCGGCGGGTGCTCTGGTTCACGCGAAACTCGAAGTTGTCCGCGTCCAGCTCGCCAAGCTCGTTGAAGATCAGAGAGAGCAGCTCGGGGAGCGCCTTTCCCCCCATCTCGCAGGCTTCCAGGTAAATGTCGAGGATGTGCTCGCCGGTCGCGCCAGAACGAAAGCGCAAGTCCTCTGCTGCGGGGCGGGTACGTTCGTCCAACATCTCATTGGCCCTCGCTTAAGATCTCGCGCACGATCTTGCGCAGGGCTGCGCGGTTGGCCGCATAGCGGTCTACCGAACTCACGTTCTCAACTTGGCGCTCCACCACGGACAAGCGGGCGTAGATCTCCTTGGCCGCGTTGTCGAGCGATGACTGGTTTGGCATGTGGGCCACGGCCAGTTTGATCTCTTCCAGCTCGCCATAGACCGCACGGCGGAAGTCCGCTTGGGTCTGGTTGATGGCCTCAACGGTGGCGGTCAGTTCTTCGATGGTCATGACGATTTCCTCGCTTGGCTGAGCGGGATGAGGTTGCCCTTCTGTACCTCAGACTGGATCTGCTGTTCGGGCTGGACGGACGCGCCACGCATCTTTTCGAGCATGGCGAGCTGTTGGGAGGGGGTCGGCCCTTGGGCCTGCTTCTCTTGGGTAACGCGGAATTGGTCGAGGTCGGGGACGCCCATCGAGCGGATCGCTTCTTCCACGATCCGTGGCATGTCGAACTCCATCATCATGCCGGTCTGGTTGAGGACTTGAAGCATGTTCATCCAGGTCTCGGGGCTGCGGGTCGGCTCAATGGGTAAGGTGCCGTCCACCACCAGATAGTCGATGTTCCCTTGCAGGTCTTTCACCCCGTAGTCGAGGTAGCCCTCCTGGGTCATGCCAGCCAAGTTGCTGGGCATGTTCGACTGGTCGAGGCGGATACTCCCCTCATAGGCCATCGCGTCTTGGATGTTGCTGACCATCATCCGCACCATGGGCCGGATCGTGGTGGCAGACAGAACACGGCTAATGACACCAAGGCGTTGACTGCCGAGCTGGGTCAGGCGCTGGATCTCGGTGGCGGTACGGATGCCATCGGCGGTCGGCATACCCTGCTGCGCGTCACTGGCTGCGGCAAGGCGCTGCTTCATGTCAGAGAGGGCTGCGATGTCGTTCCAGTGGCCACGGGTAATGTCAGGGACTTGGGCTACGAAGAAGCCTTCCCCTGGCTTGGCACCAGGCATGGTCTGCACCACGCCCCACGGGTTGCGGTCGATCAGGTCGTTGATGTTGACCATGGTCGGGTCGGCAAAGATCAGGTTGTTCAGGCTGGCTTGCACGTTGTCCACGCGGCTTCTCAGCAGCCAAGTGGCGATGTCATGCAGCGGGAGCAGCAGGTCATAGAGCGACTGGGCATGGCTCTTGTGGACATCGTTGAACAGGCCGCCGATGGCCACGGGGAACTGTCGGCCATACGGGTTGAACTGGAAGCGGATGATCGCCTCTTCGTCATAGACCGTCATGACCAGCCACACTTCATCCCAGTCGGGGATACCAATTTGATAACCGGCCACCCGAAACCAGCACTCGTCCGTGACGTGCGCATTGCCAAGGGTGAAGTGGTTATCGGTCTGCTTGCTCCATTCTGTGTTCGGGTCGATGGAGAGCCCGCGCCCCTCTTCCCGCGTCCATTGGTGGGCACTCCAGCCAAAGGCCGAGGGGGAGTTGCCCAACTGCGGGAACAGCTTGAGCTTGGGGTATAGGCCGGTCTGGATCAGGGCGTGGTAGCTGGCGAAGTCGGCAAAGCAGATGAACTGCATTCGCTCCCAGTCGCCCCAGTTAACACGCGGGTCGTGGAACGAACGGCGCGGGTCAACGTTGATCAGCTCGTTGCTGTTGGTCTTTTTGTTCCAGACGACTTTGGTCGGCGCGTAGCCGTAGCGGATGGAGTCGAGACAGAGCTGGGCCACCCGCGCTTCGGCGGCAGTGCGGCGCATCTGCTGGTGCAATACCCGCTCCATGATGGCGCTGGCTTGGCGGCTCTTGCGGTTGAGCCCCTCCAGCTGGAACACGGGGTTGCGGCCTGTCAGGGCGGCCATCATGTAGGTGAGCACGGTGTCACTGATGGCACGGGTATCCGCGATCACCGCCTTCTCACGGAACTCGGTGGCTTCCGGTGGCACGTAGACATCATGGGCGCGGTCGGCCTGCTTCCAATGCTTGTAGCGTTTGCTGATGCTGGCGTGGCTCATATCGAGCATGGCCTTGGCGTAGTCAACCAGCTTGCGCTCTTGCTCGTCAGTCAGCTGCGGACTGATGTCGTCATAGTTCTCCAGGGCGGCCTTGTGCTGGCTGAGATCGACCAGTAAACCCTGATCGGCTTGGGCGGGGCGGTCACGATAGTTGGCCACGGCATCTTACTCCTTCAAAGATACCGGTATTTTCTGAGAGAGGTAATCGTGGGTCGTCCCAGGATGGAATTGTCCCAGATACGTGATCAGTGCTACTTTACACTCGCTATCAGCAAGGGGAGAAAAATGCAGCGAATCAGCCTAGTTAGCATTATTTTAGGGCTAATAATGACCGGCGTTATTATTGGTCACTCACTAACGAATATTGAGTCTGGTCAGCTCTATTCATTAATAGGTGCATTTTCGTCAATAGTACAAAGCATTGCAGCCGTATTAACTCTAGTTGTTGCATACATGGCGTATAATTCATGGCGCCGTCAAAGCTTATTCTCCTACCACATTGATAATCTTGTTAAAATCAGAGAGGCACTTCATCGCTATACTGTTTCCGCTCTAGATGTGTACCGAGCAAGCAGTGATGAGCAACTAAATGATGCAGCTTCAAAACTGGACGATTGTCGAGAAGAGTATATCTCAGCATTATTTTTACACCGTCCTTTGGTTGATTTGGATACAGAGCTTGAGACGCACTTAACGTATGGTGTCGAAGATAAGGTTGATTCTTTTATTGCTGACATCATGTCGTCCAATGCCAAATCAAAAGAGGGACGAAAATATAGACAACAGACTTTTCGGACATACATGGAATATCGAAATCATGTCTTGTCCTTAATTGATAAAAAGCTAGCTCCCTAACCTGCGCCATTGACCCTTATGGTACAAAACATTTGACTGTCCTAGCTTTACTGCTTGCAGCAAACTTGTGCCAGTAACGGTTGAGAAATTTGGCATCGCATACCGACTCAAGGTATCGATGCTGATGGTCAGCGCATCCACTTGGTCGTCATGAGGACTATTCGGAAACTGACTGCATTCGAGAGTGAACTCATCCAGCCAAGGCGCTGTGCGTGGGATGAACACGCGGCCACCTTCAATCAGTGGCGTGACCAGACTGGCCCGCGTCACCTTGTCACCGGACGGCAGCTTGTAGGGGATGACACTCACACCTGACTCACGACGCAGCTCCTGAATGAGACTTTGGCCACTGGCCTTGTCTTCGACATAAAAGCCACGCAGACCCTGACCGCGATACATTGCGTTGAGCTGGAGCAGCTTGCGCTTCAGGTCGGGGAACTGCCACTTGCCACGGTGCAGATCCAACAGATAGACGTCGCCTGCTCGGCTCAGACCTGCCACCAGCATGACAGAGTAATCGGAACGCTCGTTGGTCTTAAAGGCCGTATCCACGCCAATGACGATGGCGCTCATCTCGGGCAGGTCGGTGTAATACTGCCACCACGATTCCTTGATGAGGTTGCCGCCCTTGATGTACGGGTTCTGCTGGTAGAGGGCTTCAAAGTCGCGCTCGTTGAGGGCCTTCTTCTTCTTGAGCCATTCGAGCGGGAACCGCTCAGGCCAGAGCGCGGCCTCGGTAGGTTTGTACGCCCACTTGTGAGCCCCCTCTTTGGGGCGGGCCTTTTCAATCGGAAGATACTTGGGATGGTCAACCGGCAAGTTGTCCCGTGTGACCTTGATCCCTGTGTCCTGGTGCACAATCGCCTTGAAGTTGATATGTAGCCATTCACCTTCCTGCCACTCCCCCGTTTGCTGGATCCGACCTCCCAGGTCGTCAGGGTGCCAGCGAGTGAGGATGATCAGCCTTTTTGGATGAGTTCCATCCACCTCTGGTTGTAGACGGGTGTCCAATGCAGATGTATAGAAATCCCAGACCCGATTGCGGTGTGTGATCGACTCTGCCTCAATCCGTGACTTAACGGGGTCGTCCACGATCAGAAGCGTGGCTGGTCGGCCCGAGGTGGTGCCACCAATACCAATCGAGTAGTACGCGCCGCCGTCACTGGTGCGCCAATTGTCCACAGCGGTAGCTTTCGAGTTGAGCTGGAAGTCTGGGAATACCTGCGCAAATTTGGGATCTTCGATGATCATTTGCACATTTCGGCCAAAGCCGCTGGCCAAATCGGAGTTGTATGCCGTGGTCATGCAGTAGCGTGACGCCCTGCGGCCCATGTAGTAGGCAGGGAATAACTCGGTGCAGTAAGTGGACTTGCTGTGGCGCGGTGGCATGTTGATCATCGCGTTATGGATCTTCTTGGCGTCCGCTTTTCGCTCGTAATGGAAGGGCATCCCCTTCTCTCGGCATGTCCAGAAGCGATGAAACTCGGACTCAAAATCGCTGTAGAGCGTATCCTTTTCGAGTCTGTCTAGAAGAATGGCGAGTTTGCAATGGAACTTGGGGATCACCCATTCTGGGTGAATAAGGGTGACAAAATCTAAGAAGGACTCACCGGCTCTGCGGATCTGAAGCAGGTATTTTGCGAGGTCGGTAGTGGTCTGCTTGCTGACCGACTGGCTAGGTTGGTTGGTGTTTGTCATGGCGGCCCCCTCGTGCTGGGAGCCACCATAGTGAGATTAGGGGATCGGGTCGTCCCTACGACAAGGGAGGGCCAAATAGCAGAAAATCACGCGTTTTTGTGCTGATTAAACCATTTTGATGCCATGAAAGGATTGCCGAGAGGTTTACCTGTCGGTATCCCTTTTCCCAGTTTTTGAGAGTCGTTTCCTTTATCCCTATCTGATTACACACGACTGCGCGTGAGCCAATGCTTTTACGCCAGGCGCTCAGACGAAGACGAACAGCTGTGTTTACCGCGTCCTCTGTCTGCTGGTTGCGCTCATACTTATCCACAAACCCCTCATTTTGTTTACGAGCGGGCGATCCTCACACAACTATCCCTGTTGTTTCAAGAGCACTAGCAGGTCATTTTTTTGCGAAATTCCATTGACTCAATAGTTTGGTTTAATTGCTGCTGCACCTGCGGGTCGTCAATGGTGTGGGCCATGATCCGCATGAGGTGTTCGTGCATCGCATCGCTGCGTCGGTTGAGTGGGACGCGACTGAGGTCAAGCGAATGAATAGCCTCCACGAACCACTGGAGGCTGATGTTGGTTGGGATGCGGTTCTCTTCGCTCTTGCTGATCATAGCAATGGATTCTCCATCTCGATGGCACGGTCGATAAGCGCGTCACTGTAGGGCTGGCACCCGTTCTCTTCGCGGATAATGCCCTTGATGATCCGGCGCATCATCTTCGGACTAAAGACGTTGAAGGCTTCACCAGGATTCACACCTGCGTAGCTGGCCAAGCGCCACACGTAGCGGTTGGTCTCGTTCTCCTGCGGGGGAGCCCAGCGCATGATGATTTCGTAAACGGTGTCGATACCCACGCCACCATAACCAGGGACACCTCGCTGCTTGCTGTAGCTGCGCAAGACGCGAACCATGGCGCGAATGCCGTACTCGGGAGAGACAAAGACGCAGAACTTGCCGTCATGCTTGCACTCGGCCAAGCCATCCCATTCGGTGCCATTCCAAATCACGTTCCCTGGGTTGTGGTTGCGGATGCCACGCACTTCAAAGGAGAGCGGTTTAAGGAGTTTCATTCGTCCCATGACGGTTGTTCCTCAACGTAGATGGGGGAAGCGGGGCCGAGGTAGGAGCCTTCAATGTTGAAGTAGAACCAGTCCACGGCTTCATCGGCGTCCATGCCTTCGTGCTCCATCAGGAGCACCAGGATCTTGTCGGTGGAGTAGACCGCTCGGGCGTAAAGGCGGTCATCGGCCTCGACCATCTGATAGCCAATGAGGGCAGGATTGAAGTGGTCGGGCAGCACGTAGGGCGGCACGGCTTGTTCATCCGGCTCTAGGGCCAAGTGGATCATCGGGGGCTCCCTGTGTTTAGCTCGCCTTCAATGGCGCGTGACTCGGCCACCATCCGTTCCAGTTCCTCACGGCTCAACTGGTCGGGACGGGTGTGGGTGTGCTCAATGGTGGCTTGGCTGACCTTGAGATCGGGCAGGACTTTATTGAGCAGGGCGGTAAAGAGACGGGTCTGAGTCGGGCTCCAGACCACGGAACCATCCAGCACATCGCGAACGGTATCCAATCGGGACATTACAGCGTGGTAGCAGGAGCGGCGGATCATCGCCTGTTCTTCTTTGCTGACGGCCAGCTCCGTAAGAGTCTTGCCACGGTAGGCATCAATCTCAGATGGGCGGCCCCTGGCTCTGCGACCGGTGGGGCTGTCGGGGATCTTGGTGGCCATTGGGTACTCCCAGCGTTTCAAAAAAATGGTGCGGATCTACAGAGTGCTGGGTGACAAACTAACGATGGCGCTCGGCGGGGTCGTCCCTCCCCCCCCACCTTTTTCCTGACCACCTCCCCCCCCTCTTTACCCCTTTTCCGCGATCCTTTTTCTTTTTCCGCGCTCGTTCGCTCAATAACCTATTGATTCATAAGAAACATACTGTTCCTATCATAGGAAACATAACCTCTATTCCCCCCTCATTTCCCGCCGCTTTCCCTGTCGTTTTTCCTCCATTTCTTTGACTTCGGACAACTTGCAAATGGCTTCATGAGGATCTGTATAACTCGACCGTTTTCCCTCAGAACCCCCTAAAGGGGGTATTAAATCTTGGGGCGACCGGTACGGAGTGACCGACCGGATTCCACCACATGAACAAGGAGTTCATCATGAACGCTATCACCACCACTTCCATGACCGCCCAACAGCTCCATGCCGCCCTCGTAGAGGGCACCGTCAGCGTCACCGAGGCCAAGGCCGTACTTCGTGCCCGTATCGCCAAGGCCGAGGCCGAAGGCCGCAAACCCCGTGCGCCGAGCGTACAGCTCCTGAAGGAGCTGGAGGATCTCAAGCCCAACGCGAAGCCCACCAAGCTGCCGAACCCCGTTGACGCGCTCAAGGCTGCCAAGGCAGCCAAGCCAGACGAGCCGAAGGCTCCCGCCAAGCAACCGGCGAAGCCCGCAGCCAAGGCGAAGCCGCAACCTGCACCAGCCAAGGCCGCTGACGCCAAAGCGCCAGCCCTCACCAACGAGCGACTGCTGGACATGCTCCGCGAACGTGCCAGCGCAGATGCATCCTTCCTGTCCGCCTTGGGGATCCTGTTCATCGAGCTGACCCAAGCAAAGTAAATCCGTATCCCGTCAGGTTATCCGAGGCAGCCACACCGGCTGCCTTTTTCGTTTCAAGGAGAAACACCATGTCCGCATACATGACTTGCAACAAAACGATGGAAGCCTTTGGCAATCAACTGCTGCGCTTCCTGCGCATGAAGATGTGTGGCCACAACACCCGCACCTTGCTCGACAAGGTGTGGCCGTACTCGCCTTGGGCTCCCAACTACAGCCACTCGCGTGATGACCATCTGGCGTGGCAGGTAGGCAGGTTGTGCCGCCTAACCCTGCTGATGAATCGCCGTGCCGTGTGGCACCGCTACACATTGGGCCGCAAGCCACATGACCGCCACGATGCGCCGCACTGGGCATACACCCGAGTGGGGCAACTCAAGGGCGCACCAACTGACGCCCTTACCTTGATCATGAAGGCCAGTCAGCACTCGAGGTTGCTCGAACCCCAGCGCCTTGCCATGGCCAAGTTCATGAGCAGCGCCCTGTACCAGTGCAGTGAATACAGCAACGACATGCCTCGCTTGCTGGTGTTACTCAACGAGTTTGAGCGAGCCATCGATAGCGATGTCCTGCACTCGCTCAAGGCGTGGAATGACGCACCGTGGGGCGACCTACTGTAATCCTCTCCCTAAAGGGAGAGTTAAATCATGGGCTGCCAATTCTGGCGGCCCTTTTTGTTTCATGGAGAAACATCATGATCGAGTTCAATGATTCATTCAGCCAAGCCGCAGTGGCCGAAGCCCTGCGAGCACACGAAAGCCTGCAAGAGATCGTCAACCGCAACCTGATGGTGCGTGGCTGGGATCACGACTACGACAACGAAGGCAAACGCTCCGGCCCCGACAAGATCCAACCCGTGCCATCGATGCACAAGACCACCCTCTACGTGAACCCGAACGACATGATGGGCAACCTGCCCCGTGAGATTGGCTTTGCGTGGTGGGAGCGTCAGTGCAACGAGCGTGGTTATCCGACTGGTGAGTGGAAGCGAACCATCGTGGGTGCCTATTTCAACCACGGCACCAATGAGCAACCCAACTGGGGGAGCCACACATGAGCATCTTCGAGGGATACATATGGGGACTTGGCACCCCGAACCTGCCCAAGCTGGGCGCACGGGCCATCCTGCAACGTGGTTACGTGGACTTCCTGGGCGACCGTGCCGGTGTGTACGGCGAGCCTGACGAGAAGTGGCGAGCCGAGTGCGACAAGGTGTTACCGCTCTTTCTCAAGGAGTTAACCAAGATGGCCAAGGCATACCAGATATGCACGGACATGGATGACATCTTCCGCCTCGAACACAAGGGCTGGGTGTGTGAAGCCAGCCCGAGGCGCAGCTACGGCTACCTCTACATCGACATCTACCGCCCCGCTAAGTAGCGGGGTTTTTGTTTCAAGGAGAGACAACATGCGTAAGTTCTATGACATCGCCACACTGGCCCGCCGTGAAGTCACCACCCTGCTGCACTCGCTGGATCACAACAGCGCCAACGAGGCAGAGAGCATCCTCAACTACGTGGGAGGTGGGCGCAACCCGAGAGCCAAGGCAATAGCACGACACGCCTTGCGCCGCCTCAAGAAGGCCAGCAAGGCAGGCCGCATCCCGTTCGAGACCAACAAGCATGGCTGCCGGATAGACCGTGGCAGTCACTCAGCCGACCGCTACTACTACGACAGGCGGCTTACCTCTGCCGATGGCTGGGAGCAATACGACACCGACCAAGATGCGTGGTACTTCGGCGTGTGGATCAACACCAAGAAGCTGGAGACATTCACCTACGCAGAGGGGGACACGCGCCACGTTATCGCCCCGAGTGTTGAGGCATTCCGTGCCGAGCTGGCCGACCTCTATGAGTTCTACCCACAAGCGCCCGCGTTTCGTGCCATCGACACCGAGACAGGGCAAGTCACCCACTACTACGAAACCAAACCTCAAGTCTGACCCCAACGCCCCTCACATGAGGGGCTTTTTGTTTCATGGAGAAACATCATGTTCAAACCAACTGTTCACTCATACTTCTCCGGCGCTGGCCTGATGGACACCGGCCTTATCTTCGGTGGCCTGCCCATCGCCCGCTCGTTTGAGTTAGATCCGCTGGCCTGCAAGGTGCAGCGTGACAACTTGGGCAACCACGTTGAGAACGTGGACGTGACCCAGCTCTGTGTCACTGGCCAAGGTGAGGCGGATGTGATCATCGGCACCTACCCCTGCACCAAGTACAGCAACATTGCCGACATCAAGGGCACCCGCACGGGTGATGACCTGTTCCTCCACTTCTTCCGCCACATCGCATTGATGCGGCCCGAAGTCTACGTGGTCGAGAACGTACCTGGGATGACCAAGTTTCCGGTGGTCATGGAAGCCATGACCCAGTTGCCGGACTACTACGTGACCACATTCAACCCAGTGCGGGCCGAGCACATGGTTCCCCAACGCCGTGACCGGCTGATCATCATGGGCAGTCGCCGCCCGTTCACATGGAGCGCCCCCGAGAAACGCAACGTGCCAACACTCATGTCACTGCTGGAGCGTGACCCCGAGATTGTTATCCCGCCCTCGGTCTATGCCCGCCTCAACGGGCAGTATCGTGACAAGCCAATCATCAGCGACCCCTTTAAGGGTGACATCGCACCCACCTGCCTAGCCCACTACGCCAAGGACAAGGGCACCCGTCTAGTGATAGACCCAGTGACCCACAAGCCACGTCCTTACACGGTTCGTGAGTATGCGAGGCTAATGGGGCTGCCTGATTTTTTCACCTTCAACACACCCGACAACGACGCTTACCGGATGATAGGTAATGGTGTTGTATTCAATAAGGGTGTGTGGATAGCAAATGAGATCGTGAGGTACTTCACAAAGTGAAATGCAAACACTACCACATGGGTTATATAAACCCTAACATCCGCGCCAACATGACACACCCTAACGGGTTAAACAAAAACAATCACACGCATAAAAACAATTACATCGAGCCAATTAGGGTGCGTCAAAAACACCCGTTCGAACACTTAAAAAAGAACACTCAACACAAACACCCTCGACAGGGTTAACGAGTTTTTCATGAATCATGTCATTGCCAATGCCATGGTGAGCGGTAGCGCCACCATCTTACAGTACGAGGACATCAGCGAGCTGGAATCACTGGTGATGGAACGCCACGGGATCCCCAAGGTCGTGAGCGCAGAAGTGTTCAAAGAATTTTCAGACACCCAACGTATGATGCTCATGGTCAAGCATGGTCTATACGTGTTCCCGACTATCGAGCTGGCTGACTGGCTGGTTGCCGAGTGCTGTTGGCAACCCGTCATGGAGATAGGCGCAGGCAATGGCGCACTAGCCAAGCACCTTGGCATCAGGGCGACCGACAACTACAGCCAAGCCCCTGACTACCGCCCCGAGCCCAAGCATCAGCAACTCTGGCTCCAAGGGCGGGCAGCGATGGAGCAGATGGGCCAAGCATTCGTCACCTACGGCAACAACGTGGAGCGGCGTGAGGCGATGGATGCAGTCATCAAGCACAAACCCGAGGTGGTCTATGGCCTGTTCATTACCCACAAGTATCGTGCTGGCGACCTTGACGGTAACGTGTTCGGCGTGGATGAAGAGAAGCTGATCCTCCGTGCCGATTACATCATGGTGGGCAACGCCTACACCCATCGCAATAAGCGCATCTTGGCGCAACCGCATGAAGAGTTCCAACCAAGCGGGCTTGTCACCCGCAGTCATGCTCAGGAGTTGAACAGGATATGGAAGTGGAAGAAAACGAAGTAACTGAGAGCATCACACCTGGACTGAGCTATCTCAACCGAACCCAGCAGTGGGTCGCCACTTACAAAGGCCAGCGTGTGACTTACAGTGAACGCAGATTCGGCGCGGGAGCGAAGCGACTTGCCGAGCGGGCGCTGCTGGCCATGCAGGGTGGGACATACAACGAGGTGCGTGACAACGTGGTGTTCAAGCAGAGCTACGACATCGACCTCGCAGCCAAGTCCCTTAATATTCAGGTGTGGGAGTTGCGCCGCTGGCTCCTGAATGGGGTCATTCGTGGCAAGGAGATCACACCACCACGGAGGGACACGGGTAAAGGGGCGGACAAGTTCAGCGGTTACGAATTAATCCTCGCACGGGAAGCACTACAGGGGATCACTTGGTAAGGAAAATAAAAAAAGCCCCACTCGGTGGGGCCAAAGAGCACGGATGCTTGTCCGCCAACAACACTACCACCAACAAGGTTCGTTTGAACCTGTCAGAATCAACAGTCGTTGCTGATTCAAGGGATTGTGTCTGGACGGAGCACCACTCAAGGCTATCTGGACGGACGCGATAACGCTGAACCTTATCCCCTGGGATGAGCAAGGCAATACACTCTCGTAGATGTGTCAGTTTCCCCCGCCATTGTGCGGGGGTTTTTATTGTGTCCTCTGCACATTCACAGAGGAACCACACTCATTTCTTGAAGAAGTAAAACCACACCGCGCCTGCAATAGCCAAGGTAAGCACGATGAGGAATGACATTCGATCAGAGCTATCAATACTCTGAGCGCAGGGATTACAAACCAGTGTATTCTTGCGTTCGTCTTTATCCCCTGTTTTCAAACGGCGGATCTGGCCATGTTCATTAGCCAGATTCCGACCGCATCTACCACAATGTGACATAGTTCCTCTCTTGTAATCGCTACTGGGAAGTGGCCCAAACGAGTTTGGGACTCACCGATTATTACACGCACAAAGAACCATGTTAAGGGAGACCCTAAAGGGTCTATTAAATCTTGGGCTGACCATTGGGGTCGGCCCTTTTTGTTTGGGCCAGCTCCATCAGGACTGGCCCTTTTTACATCTGGAGAAATGGTATGAACGCTAAATCTGAAACCACCCTGTACGCCAACATCACTGACCTGTTCGAGATACTCAAGGACTTCAACAAGTCCAAGGTCAGACTGGTTGGCAGTGGTGCCACCAAGAATGTCATGGGCTGGAGCAGCACGGCAGGCGAGTCCGTCTGCTTTGGCTCGGTAACAGGACGCACCACCGAACAGGGATTGCGGATGCACTTATCCAGCCTGCTCGCCCAGGATCTGGACTACCTCACCAAAGAGGTGGAGGCCAAGGGACTGGAGCCCCTGATTGCCACCCACACCATGAACGCCAAGCAGATGCAGGGCCAAGCCAGACACAACGCCTTGGGATTCGTGGACGAGTTGAATGCAAGGTTAGCTCGGGAAGCCGCACCGCAGCCGACTGAGGGGGTGAGCGAAGCGAACTCCCCGAAGGAGGCGGAGGCCAAGGGGGACGAGTGGGTATTCAACGTGCCCGCCTTGCGCGGGATGCAGGGTGGCCGCCCTTACTACGCCGTGACCATGCCCTATCGTGTGCTCGCCAGACTGTTGCAGATCCAGACTGGGTTCGCTGCTATCGAGCGGGCGCAACGTGAGGTGAACAAGGCTCGGGTGGCTGACCTTGAGGACTACATGAGCCAACCTGGCTATGCCCTGCCAGCCCTGACCGGATGTGTCGAGGGCAAGGCAGAGTTTACCGGCGAGCTGATGGGGAACTTGGCCATCGACATGGGTGCCAAGATCCTGCTGGCTGATGGCCAACATCGGGCGTGTTCCATCGTGAACAAGGTCGAGTCGGATGTTACCTTGGCGGGTGAGTCGGTGATCATCCAGCTGTATACCGGCCTCACACTGGACGAACGTCAGCAACTGTTCTCCGACCTCAACAGCAAAGCAGTCAAGCCGAACGCCTCAATCAACAACCTCTACAACCACCGCAAAGATGGCAGCCAAGTAGCTCGGGCCATAGCGAACGCCGTGTTCCCTGGGCTTATCGACTTCGAGCGGACATCGTGTGGTGGGCGTAGCCAATTCCTCTACCCGTTCAAGGCGCTCATTGATGCGAACAATGTGTTGATGGCCAAGCGTGACGGCGAGGCATGGAAAGAGGAAGAGAAGGTAGAGGCGCTCAAGGTATGGGCGTTGATCATGAAGCGGGTGCCGGTCACAACCGCAGCCAGCAGCGGGCAGAACCTCACCGACCTGCGTGAATGCTCGGTGCTGGGTACTGCCGTGGGCCTGATGGTACTGGCCTACGTGGCCAAGGCAATCCTTGTTGAGGATGGACTGAATGGGCTGACCAACCTGCGCAAAATCAACTGGGAGAAGGATTGGTACGGCTGGCAAGGCAACGTGATCGTGGGAAGCAAGATGGTCAAGAACGGAACAAGTACCCGTGAAGGAGCACGGGCTGTACTGCGTCACCTCGAACTGCCTGTTCAGGGTGTGTCTCAATAATCTACAGTTTATGCCATGTCTTTTGGGTGTGTGATGGTAATCACCCAAAAAGAAATGGACTTGGGCGTGATGATTTTTTAATGTGAGGACTCTAAAAATGACGATGGATACCACCAATACTATGCAGCCGAACGAAGTCGCCGGTTTGATTGTGGAAGCAAGCAAACATGTCAATCGGACATGGCAAGAACTGGCTGCACTTGCGTCCGCTTGGCTGATGGCCAACGGCGAGGAAGTACAGATGAGCGAGCAAGACCTTGCTTCTCTGGCTGCTTGCATGAAGTTCACCGGCAAGCCCATCCTGGCCAAGGCTGGGGACAAGGATTCGTTCTTCGAGTACATCGGTATCAAGCAAAAGCCCAAGCAGGATCTGGGCGCTGGAGTGCCGGTTGAGATCGATGGATGCAAGGGAACGCTGCGTTATCGCTTGGCCAAGGACATATTCGAGACGTGGCTGAACATACCGATACCCACTATCGAATGGGCCGACCAAGCCCCGCACTCCGTTCCCCAGATCAATCCCTTCTATCAGTACCCCGACATCCTCAACTCCGTGCTTATCGCCTTCGCCATGGGCTATCGCTCATGGCTGTATGGCCATACCGGCACCGGTAAGACGGCGGCTATCCGTGAGATATGCGCTCGTTGCGCCCTGCCACTGGTGCGGATCAACTTCGATTCGGAGATGACCCGCGCCGACTTGGTGGGCAAGACCGAGCTGCTCAACGATGGCGGCACCACCGTGAGCCGCTTTATTGAGGGTGTGCTCCCCCGTGCTCTGCCGCACGTTGGGGTGGTACTGCTGGACGAGCTGGACTTTATCAGGCCCGACCTTGCCTACGTCATGCAGGCGGTACTTGAGGGCGATGAACTGGTGCTGACCGGAGACAACGGTCGCCGTGTGCCGGTGCATCCGCAGTGCTGGATAGTGGCCGCCGCGAATACCTGTGGTCAAGGTGATGATGTGGGCCTGTACCGTGGGGCGCGTGAGCAATCCGCCGCATTCCTCAACCGGTTCCAGACCTTCATCAAGTTCGACTATATGCAGTGGGTTGAAGAGGCCGCCTTGCTGCAACGTGAAAGCGAATTGCAGATGCACTTCTGCGAGAAGCTCTGCCTCTACGCCAAAGAACATCGGGAAGCCTTTGGCAGACGGGAGATCATGACGCCGATCTCCTACCGCCAACTGGTGGCCGCAGCCAAGCGGATGATGTTCATGAACCGGCACACAGGGGAACAGGTTGAGAACCTGCTCCGCAGTGCCATGGACGCCACCATCTTTGACGCTTTACCCGAGCACGAAAGCATCAAGATGACTGGGATTGCACAACGTATCGGCATCTGAGGAGGATGCAAAACATGCTGTCAATAAGTGAGCTGGTGCTCCGTGGAGATCGCGGAGATTGGTATCGTTTCTTTCGCCGCTCTCGTTGTCACGAAACGTTAGAGACTGCAATGAAGCGAGTCGAGCGTGAGCTTGCACAGAGCGGGGCCAAGGTGGCCAAGCTGGCTGACATGTACCTTGCCTATGACGACAGGGAGCAGGAGCTGTACCGCGAACGTGCCCCGTTGCTACGCAGGGACACTCCCAACGCTGCTGGCTGGGGGTTCTAATGACGCTCCCCCCGTTCACTCAGTTTAAGCGGACACACAATGAACTCAAGATTGTGTGCGATGAATGCAAGGTGGTGTTCACACAGATGACGGAGGACATGCGGCCTCGCACCTTTGTGACCTGCCCATGTGGCCGGTCATCCTTCGACTGGGGGGACGGGTACTACACCCGCTCTATCGGGAAAGCGAAACGAATGTAGTCATGCGAAAGCAACGGGGGCCAAGAGGCCCCCTTTTTTTATGTCATGGAGATATGAAAATGAACGCAACCGATTTGGTAATTGAGTGCGGCACAGTGGCCCGAGTGCTGGGCAAGTCGCAAGTAAGCGTGGAGTTTGCAGGCCAAGAGGCATGGAACAACGGCAAGGTTATCCGCCTGCCCGAGTTACCGGCTGGCCAGATTGATACCGAGATGGTGGCGATGATGCGCGGGTATACCGACCATGAGACTGCGCACTCGCTGTTCACAGATATGGACTTCTTCAACACCCTCGAACCCAAGCAAACCACGGACGTGAACTATCTGGAAGATCCACGAGCCGAGGCGGCCTATCAGCAGCAGTACCCTGGGGCATGGGCAAGTCTTAATGCCATGCGTCAGGTATCAGCACAACGTCAACTGGATGAACTGGCCAAGGTGCCGCCGCACTTACTCGACTGGCGTGAGCTGATCTTTGGTGCGGTTAAGTGGACGGCCTCACAAATGATGGGCCATGGCGGTGACACACAGCGAACACTGGTCGCCATGATACCGGAGCAGTACCGACACATTGCCGAGGACTTCGCCAAGCGGGCCATGGCTGCCGGTAGTACCCAAGAGATCACTGAGCTGGCCAAGGAGCTGCGTGACCTGATGGGTCGAGAAGACGAGAAGCACGAACGTGATGAAGGCCAAGAGGATGACGAAGAAGAACAGGAGGAAGAAGGTAGGGAAAGTGAAGGTCAAGGTGGGGGCAAGAAGCAAGCACCACTGATTGACGAGGCTGCGATCCTAGGCAGCATGGCGAGCACACAGGAGGGCAAGCCCAGATACAACCCTCAGTTGTTCATCTATGACCACAACTCTGCCCCCGTGCAGTTCGTGAACACGATGGCCAAGGAGAAGGTGGCAATCAGTCCAATGGGTAGCCACGCCAAGAGCATCCTTAAACGCGCTCTGCTGGGCGTAGACGACAGCCGGTGGCTGGGCGGTAGAGCTACAGGGCTACTCGACCCAAACGATTTGGTTCGCGCATACAACGGCGAGGACGATGTGTATCGGCAGCGTACCAAGGAGCCCGAGCTGGATACAGCGGTCACATTGCTGATTGATATGAGTAGCAGTATGCGCGGGGAGCGGATACAACGAGCAACACAGACAGCTCTCATGTTGGGTGATGCGCTGGCAGCACTGGGGGTTCGCCTGTCGATCCTGGGTCACACCACTATGGCCCTGCATAACTACTTGCTCTACCCCAAGACAGACGTGGCGCAAGTGTTCGAGTGGATGTACCAGAACATCAATCCCAACTTGGCCAACTTCAAATTCCAGAACGTTGACCAACGCGGGATGAAGATGCGGGGTGGCCAGAGCGGAGCCACGGTAGAACGGGAGATGCGGGCAGCCATGCGGCGCTATCGTAATGGCGACACACTGGAGCCACATCATCTTCGGGCCATCGGTTCTTCGCTGGGCTGCGCCCCTAACTGCATCTCATCCGACCCGCTAGTTATCTTTGATCTGCTAGGATTCGATGGGCGAATTAAACACACCCGAGGTGTTATCGAAAGGTTGCCATCGTTAGTGGATTGGTTTGGTTGCAACAATATAGACCCTCGTGCCATTGAGTACGCAGTGAATAAAATTCGAGCGTGCAAACAAAGCAAAAAGATTGTTTTGATGTTGTGTGACGGCATCCCCTTTGCGAGAGGAATACTATCTAACCAATTGAATAAGTACACTATTGCAGCTGACATTGAAGCAATGAAACAAAATGTAACAATCATTGCTGTGGGGTTTGGGGAATCTAATGTTGCAGACATTTTCCAAAGTCATGTAGCATTAGGCTCAATCGGGCATATGGAAGATGTTGTTCTTTCGGTTGTCAGTGAGGTATTAAAGACAACACAAAAGGGAACTGGTCGAACAATCCTCAACCGCCAGGGGTGAGTTATGAAAGCCAGACCGAGGTTAAAGATCAAGCCTGCATGGTTTAAATTGGCTCCACAACACAGAAGGAGCTTGGCCAGTAATCCCAATTGGTGGGTTTGTGTAGCCCGCTTGGTTAAGCAGGGTGTGAAGGTAGAGGCGGCCATTGAACGGGTCGAAGATATAACTAAAAAGGGGGAAGACAGTGATGGATGCACTAGAGCTAGAAAAAATCCGGCATGATTTTGCTGGTTTGGAATTGCAGAACCGGATGATGGAGAAAAAATACTCTGACGTGATGGCAGAGTTATCCAAATGCCAAGAAGCAGTGAGTCAGCTGAGTCAAGTGATCACAGAAATGCAGTCGAGTATGGGCGTCACCGTTCATACAGACTCCGATGGTCTTCGCCTCTTGAGTGGTTTAACGCCTCGCCAGCATGTGCTGTTACAACTCTTCATTGAAGGCTTTAACTACGACCAAATGGGTAACAGGATTGGGGTATCTATCAACACCATCAAGACACAGGCAAAAGCCGTGCGGACAAAGTGGGGTGTAGATAATCGAGCTGACCTGATATTTAAAGCCCGCCGAGCAATGAGTAGCGTAGCGGATGCGCTGTATGTTGAGTTGAGTGGTGGCCTGCCCAAAGATTGGGGCGAGAAGTATGCCCATGCCCGTCGGGACGAAGACCCATTCAATGCCTTGTATAAACCAAGCAAAGGCAGAGGGGTAGAACATGACGAATAGAACAGAGAAAGGCAAGGGACGTGATTGCCGCACGTCCCCAGCCGATTGCTCGCAGCCAACCATGCTGGAAGCAGCTCAAAAATATCTATCTGAAAAAGAGCGGTCAAGAGCAACCGTCCATATCGTCAACAAACTGGCCCCTTACTGGGGCCGGTTTCGTTTAGAGGACGTGACCCAGAAACAGATGACCGAGTATGCGAAATCGCTCGACCGTCTGGCGCAGGCGTCACAGGCACGGATGTGCAGGCAGGCCCGAACCATCTACCTCTATGGGTGCCGTGAGTTCGGGCTCGCCCCCAAGGGCATCAAGGTGCCAAGCGAGGGGCAACACCGCACCGAGTTCTTGAGTCGTACCGAACTGGCCAAGCTGATGGACAAGCTCAACCCGTCCGCTCTGGCCATCACTACGTTCATGGTTTACACGGGGGCTCGTTACTGCGAGGCCCGACTGGTAGACGTGAGCGACCTCAAGATGATGGGGGACAACCTGATGTGTCGCTTGCGGCACAGGAAGGGACGGGAAACCATGTGGCGCGAACGGTGGGTGCCGGTACACCCAGAGGTGCAGAAGATTATCCAAGCGCATGGGAGCGCCTCTGGCGCACTCTGGCGCAACACCCTGGGGGAACGGTGGCACAAAGACTCGGCCTGCCTGAGAGCTGCAATGAAGCTGGCTGCTGAGAAGGTCGGTATCGTGGCTCGGCCTCACATACTGCGGCATACCTTCGGGACGCTGCTGGCCAATGAGGGGGGAGACCTGCGGGTACTGGCTGAACTGATGGGCCATGCCAGCCTTGAGCAGACGAGGACGTACATCAATGCAGGGAATAGGGAGGCTGCCAGACTAATAGATAGATTGTGAGGATTGGATAGATTCAGATATAGGGAGACACCCTTGTGGGAAATATCTGCGTTTAGATTCAGTGAGATAAACTTAGATAAGCTATTTTATGAATACCAATATGCGACAATTATTTGCTTGGTGACATTTATCCACAGAAGCTGGGGATAACTCATTGGACAAACCTGAATAATCACTCGATTGCCCGCAAAATTGTTCGCCATCCACCATGGATAAAAAACGCCCAGCCAAGGGGCCGGGCGGAGCATGCCACCTCCGTGTGGCGTATCCAGCGGATACAT